TAATGATATAATTCATCTGCGCTATGATACATAGAATTACCAGGTAAATTGCTAGTTTCATTATATTTCCACATAACTATTCCTCCTATTCAAAAGCCTCTCTATTATTTTTATAAGCGATATAAGCATCCATTAGAGCTGCAACAGCATCTATCTTTTGATCATAACGCTTTTTATACAACTTTCTATTACCATTTGTATCTTCAAGAGTTATACAGTTACCCATTGTAAATGTCATTAACTCTTCATCAAATAATAATAGTCTGTCTTCTGCCATTTTCTTTAACTCCCCTAATGGGACAGATTCGGTCTTAGCACCTTGAATAACTTTCTCAAGGCCAAATGGACCATTCTCTTTTTCCCATCTTTCAACAAAATCTTTAGCATTATAAGGGTCAAACCCAAAAGCACGAACATCATAATTTCTTTCTATAATATGATTATCTAAATCTTCATATACAACCATCATATCTAAAACCGTACCGGGCATAACAATAAGACTTCCTTCTCTTATAAATTCGTCATACTTTATTCTCATTGCTGGCTGCAATTTCATTAATGTACGCTCTGTTATATAGTTTCTAGTCTTTATACCAAATTCTGCTCTAGGTAATGGAAATAAGAAAGTAAACGCACAAAAGTCATCTCCTTGCGAAAGGTCTCCGCCTAATGCACAAGGCATATTCCAATAATCACGTTTACGATGCTTAAGAGTTTCCTCATAAGTAAAGAAATATGTATAACCTTCCATAGGTATACCAAATCTTTTAGCTAATATATCATTTCGATTAGCAGGAGCTTTTTCAGCTTTCTCAACATCTAATTGATACGTTTCATAGCTAACTGTTTTACCAAGATTTGGATTAGCTTTAATCCACTTATCAGGTTCAGCTATTTCATCAATGGAATCTAATTTATACCACCATATGGATACATGTGGGTTGTTGTATTCCCCTTTTAATATATCCATTAATTCCATTTTGATTGTATCACCCGGTCCATTACGTACAGTACCTTCTGAACTAACAGCTAAGATCAAATAATCTTCATTCTTAGATGCACCTTGTTCTAAGGCACCAACAACATCTTCTCTAACGTCTCCGGATAACCATTCATCGATAGTATTAATCCTACTATTTAAACCTTGTAATTTATCTATAGACATGGGTCTTATCTCTAACAAAGAACCTGTTAAAAAGTTCTCAATTCCCTTTTTAGTAGAAGCTAATTTAACACGTTTGGCTTTAGATCCAGTAGTGTTGTTAATAGATCCTTCTGTAAGGAATTTAAATAGAGGGCCCCTAGCTCTAGTTATGGCAGTTCTAATAGGAGATAGCACTTCTTCTGCTTGTTTCATGGTTGGTGCTGTATGAACTTGATGTGTAGTTGATGTATCTACATTCAAAAAATAACTTTGAATGTATGCCTCATATTGTGATTTTGCAGCACCTCTGGCTATTATTAAAAATTGTTTATTAATAAGACGTTTCTTAATACGTCTATTAACATAATGTCCGCCATGTCCATCATGAGATGGCACATAAACGCTACGCTCAACATAATAATACCAACCAAAGATTTGTTCAGCCCATAATTTAAATGAGTCAAGTAATACTAAATCTTCACCATCAGTTAATGTTAATTCGTTTTCGCAATATTTTATAAAACCTTCAACTGCTTCATCGTCATACCAAATACCAGGATTTTCTATTAAAGCATCTATACGATGCATCTCCATAGAAATTTCTTCATTAACTGGTATATCTCCTCGCATAACAGCTTCACGAAATGCTCCGTAATATTTCGGGATAGCTCTATTAGATAAAGCCATGACTACACCTCCTATTTCAACTTAAGATTCTTTAAAGCGTCAACAGCATTCTTTCCAGATTTAATAAGTTGTGGAGCATTATTCTTTATTGTAATTACTGAAGCAGTAAATGCCGCAGTACTTCCAACTATAGCCATGCCTTTTGCTATTTGCCCCTTATTTAAACGCTTGTAGTCTGTTTCTAATTGTTTACGTTTGTTAAGAGTTTTGATTTCATCATTACTCATTTCGTATAACTTTTTCTTGCTCAATTTTTTAGCATCTACAGCGTCTTGGGACATCCTTCTTTTCTTACCTCTCGGTGTAAGACGACCGTCTTTTCTTTGGAATCTTCTAACTCCCCATCGCATACCAAGTATACCGTGGTGATATAGTTCATCTAAATTATTATATTTCCACATGGTTAAACCTCCTCTTTAATTTGAACGTTTAATCGCCATTCTAGTTCAGAGATCATTTGTTTATGAGCCTCCATAACCGTAGAATTAAGAGGTGGGTCAAATACCACTTTTACCTTTAGATGTATATAAGTTTTTATAGCATCTAAATTATCGTCATCTGTGATATAGTCTTCCCATTTTTGATCAGGACCTGTAATTCTGAATCCATTTGCAGGACCAACTCCTAACTGGCTAAGAACCATAAATACAGAGTTGATGTGCATAATTATATCGGTATCGAACTGAGTATATTTTTGATCTATACCTAATAATTTCTTTATGCTATTTAGTATACTACTTTCTACTTTTTCATCTTCAGTGGAAACATTTTCTACTTCGTTTAAAGTTTCAGTCGTATCTTTCATAACATATCACCTCTAATCTATTTTGACGAATTCTTTAACACAATAACCTTCTAAACCGTTTGATGTAATTACTTTATAGAAGTCATCAGTTGAATGAGCAACATCTATTGATAAATCATCTTTATCAGTAACTATTCCTACTGGTTCAGAATCTTTATTAGCTTCTTTTCTAACATATAGTTTTGTAAATCCACTAATTTTACCTATAACTTCATTGTTTTCAACACTATCTTCGATATTAGGCACAATTACCACAGATTCTGTAACTTCTTCAGTTACTTCTTCTGTAGTTTCTTCTGTAGTTTCTTCTGCTTCATTAGTTGATTCTTCAACTTCATTAACAGTTTCTTCTACTTGTTCTACAGTTTCATTAACTTCATTAATACTTTCTTCTGTAGTTTCTTCTGTTACTTCAGTAACTTCTTCTATGTTTTGGTTTAATTCTTCAATATTATTATTTTCCATAATCTTCTCCTCCTTTAGATTATTTTTCTTCTTGGATTTTTTACTCATGATTATTCCTCCTATCTTTTCCAAGGACAAGTGTCATTTTTAGATCTTATAATTAAATCCTCAGTTAATAAACTTTCATCACCATAATGTATAGCATCATGAGTTGGTTTTATAGTTGTGATTAAATATTCAGTATCTAATAATATCTCGTTCTTGTTAATTATATCTTCTTTAGTTATAGGATTCATATGATGAACCAAAATCACACTGTCTACTATTTTACGATCCGGTATTCCTAGATCGCATCCGTTGTCTCTAGTTATGACATAATTTCTTATACGTTTCCATTCTTCAGATTTATAAAACATTTGATTAATATATCTGTCGAAACCAAAAGTTTCTTCACCAACCGTTCCATCAAGTTTTAAATATTCATATCGTTCTCTGAATGTCTTGAGTTTTGACAGTTCAGAATATGTTCTAATATTCTTCTTCATCAATGTCATGACCTCCAGCACCACTATATGATTTCATAGCATTGATGGCATTGGCATAAAGTTCTTCTATATGTTTAGCCGATTGAAGTGACTCTGTTTTAGCAGTTATTAAATCTTTCTGCTTTTCGAGAATCTCTTTTTCGATCTTCTCTTTTGAAGAACCGAGTTTGAGATAATGAGTAATAACTTGTGATGAAGCTGTACCTTCTCTCAATTGTTTCTCGGCTAATTCTGTAGCCAAATATATCAATTGGTTTTCTCTGGCCTCTGGAGTTAACGCAGGTCTGATCTCTTTTTTCTTTGGAGTATCAGACGGTAATTTTACTTTCTTCGTCATACTTATTACTCCTTTCTTCCCAAAAATATATTGTTAGTAGTTTATTTGTGTAGCACTTAAGGTGACTTATAAGAAACCATAAATAAACTCAAACATAAACTATTAAAAGTTTATGGAAAGGAGAATAAACCATCACATAATGAGGGCCAACAACGGAATGAATCAACAGTGCAGCTGATTTATTTCTTATAAGCCCCCTTAAGTGTTACCCAAATAACTTTTACATGGCTGGTTTAAAGTAGGACCCACTATCAAAAAATCCCTCCGGGGAAATTTCAAAGGCCGGCGCGATATCGGGAGGGGGTGTATATTTTAGGACTCCCCCCTACCCTCGTTATCGTCGTTACGTGTCACCTTTATATACATATCAAATGGATCAATTTCAATTAAGCGATCAATCGCTCTTTCTATTTCTTCAGCTTCTTCAGCCTCGCTCATATCATTTCGCAAGCTTGTTAATCTTGCAAGCGCTGAACTTGTATAATAACCTTTTTCAGTATCGAACTGAAACCAATGATCAAAGTCATCGAAAGGATCAAAAGGATTGTCAACAGTTGTAATGTTAACTCTTCTTTCAAGATTACTTTCATTCATTATTAATCAACTCCTTTCAAATACTTTGAAACCGCACTAGGTGAAACATTCATCTTTTCAGCAATTTGATTAATTGTGAAATTAGAATTATTCATAGCACGAATGCGGGCAATTTGAGCATTAGTAAGTCCAGAGGTTTTCTTAGGCATTGCTTTTTGTCTAAGAGAGTCTGGGTCTGAATTAGCTAGGATCTGTTTTAATTTGTTCTCACTTATAGCTCCAGCTTGAATAGCTTGCCATTCACGATCTGTAATCTTTATGTTACGATCTCTTCTTGAAACAGAACCAACTTGTTCTCTATACTTAGATAAAGATCTTTGACTCATCTTTCTAATGTCTTCTGCTTTTAAGTCATCTTGTGATTTCTTTTTAGCATTTATTTCAGATGCTGCTAATCTAACAGCTGTTCTTTCTTTTACACTATTCTTAAGTGCAGCATTCAATTTTGCTTCTAATGAAGATACTTCAGTGGCATAGGCTTTCTTAGCCTGTGGATCACTCTTAAGATTACCAGTACTTATCATAGATTTTCTAGCTTTATTAGCAAGGGCTTTCATACTATTAGCATACTCTGCATATACAATTTCTTTAGGATGTCTATATGTTGACACTAAAGACATAGCATCATCGGTCTCTGCCATATTTGTACTAGCTATGGTACGGGCCTTGGTTTTATACTTAATAGACCCATCACTGTTTGTGAAATATACTTCACCTGTCTTTTTATCTTTTCTCATGACTGGGGCATATTTTTTACTATCTCCCTTAGAGGTTACATCATATTTTATTTGTTTACCATCAGTAGTATAAAGAGTTCTTATACCGGTCTTCTTATCATATTTATCTTGAGCATAGTATAAATCTTTATCATCGGCTCTTGTATATAATAATGAACCTTCTGGTTTAGATGGATCATACCAAGATTTACCTTTAATATTTATCTTAGCTTGACCCTTTCTCTTTTCTACTAATGCTTGACCTTTAGCTCTAGAGAATATAGTTGATGCTCCACCACCACGAATAGGATTTCCATCTTTATCCCAAGCTTTTGGTTGGTATTTCTTTTGTAATTGAGAAATATTATTATCTACATAACTTTGTTTATAGTCTAATTTGTGTTTCTCAGCATCAATAACAACCATTGAATGTCTAACAGCTCTTGCTAATTCATCATTAGATGCTCCTTGAATAGTCATATCCGTTATAAGATTTGAAATAATACCCATTTGAGTATTTGTGTTTTTCATAATCTTATATTCTTTACCATTATAGTAATAATGTTCTTTACCATTCTTATCGATTTTTAATTCACCTTTATATTGTTTAGTATCAAAACCTTTTAATCCTGGTAATTCTGGTGTACTAGTTATTTTTACTTTTCCTTTTCTATCATTAGTGGGAATAACCATAACAGTATCACCGTCAAAGTCTGCTCCTGATAAACGATCAGCAACCGATTTCTTAATACCAACAGCATCAATACTATCAGTACCAATTATTTTCTTAGCAGCAGCATTTTTATTATTAACAGTTAAAATAGGTATTTCAAATGTACCACCATGAGGATATCTTACTAAGGCCACTTGACTACCATCCTTATATTGTGGTGCATATATTTCATTATCTTTTAAAGAATTAATAGGCAATATTACATGGAATTTTTGTCCAGGTAATGCGGCTGCTTTTAAATCTACTGCGGCAGCATCACAAGAACTAGCAAATTTCTCTAAATAATATTTTTTAATTGTTGGATTTGTAAGAGACATTATTTCTTCATATTCAGCTTCTTTATTAGCTTTAGCCAAATTTAATTGTTTTTGAGCCAAAGCTTTAGATTGTTTAGCCAAAAATTGAGAAGGCAATGTATCTTTCCATTCTGTCCAATCTCCTTCATCAGCTCTTTTATTAATAAGACCTAATTTTTTCTTACCGTCTTTATCGATATACCAATATTGTCCTCCTTGATTAGCATCTTTGATTGCTGAACCAAAAGGATTATCAGGATCGCTTTTTATTTTCTTTAATGCATCAGCATAATTAGATTTACTAGTGTTAAATACAATGTCATAACCATCTGGCATATTATCAGAATATACAGCCATACCTTTAATGTATTTATCACCATCAACTAAAATACGAACTTGTGCATATCTAGAATTCCCTAAATCTAAATCTTTACAACCTCTACGGATTTCAACAACACCGTCTTTGTCTCCTCCTGGTATACCATCAACACCTTTTTCATCTTTTAATAATATTTTTAATCTTTTTGAATCTAGACTAGCTGGATAATGAAATTTCTTTTCATAAGTATCTCCACCATCTCTTGTAATATAATCATTAATTGTTTGAATCTGATCATATTTAAATATTTCCTTGTGATCTACATCTGGTGCAGCAAGGACTTTTAAAGTTGTCATCTGATCTTTATTCGTTGGTTGAGGAACACGACCGCCATATACATGATATCCTTCTCTTTCCAAAAGATAAAGAGCAGTATCTAATTTCTCTCTTGAGACATTTAGATCAAACTCTGTATTTTTACCAACATCAATCATTTTCTTTTGATCAACTTGTTTTTTCAGAAATTCAGCAGTAGCTTTAGATTGATTATATCTTGCTTTTTGTTCTTGTTCAAACCAACCTCTGACTGTCGATTCATTAACACCCATTCTTCTACCAATTTCTGAAGTGCTTAACCCATCTGCTTTTAATGATTTAGCTCTAGCAATATCTAAAGCTTTTCTTTCATCGTTGCAAATAGATTTTTCTATTCTGTATTGAGAGGTAGTTAGACCAAATTCTTTTTTAATATTTTCCGGAGTTTCCTGCCAGCCTTTGGCCTTTAACTGTTCAACTCTGCTCAAGAAATCAGGTTCATGTTGATAAGGGTCTTCTCCAGAACCCCAGGGGTATCTTCCCGAACGACGAGGCATACCGTAATGTTCTAGAAATTCTTCATCAGACATTTGCGCAGATCCCATATAGGATTTAATTTCTTCAGCAATAACATTCATAGTTATAACCTCCCTTCATTTTGTTCTAACATTTTATTTAAATGGACTATCTTATCTATGATAGGACCAATATTTTCGGCAGTTGGATTAGCTACAAGGATATCGTCGTTTTGATATATACGACACTCTATCTGGATTTCACCAGGTTTGATTTTATATTCCAAACAAAATAAAGCTGCATATATCAATAGCTGTTCCATATGAACTGGTGTGACTCCTGTTTTTAAGTCATGTATCCTTAGGAAATTATTCCTAAAGGATATGGAGTCAGCAGTGCCAAAGAAATATGGTGAATAGAATAATACAACTTCAGTACTCATTTGAAAACCAATTGCATCATTTACATAAGCATAAATAGTTTTCTTAGAGCGAGGTTGTTTTATTCCCAAATCAATAGTGCTTTTAGCCCAAGCATGTAATAGTGTACCTTTCTCGGCTGCACGCAAGTTTTTGTACACTTCCAAAGCCTTCTCATCAGTATATCTTAACCATGATGATTTACTCGCACCAAATGGTGCATGTAGGCCTTCAAGATTTTCATGTTTATTAAATACCATAGTTATCTCCTTTCATTTAACTCTGTTATTTTTTAAACTTTTCTCGAAGCTCGCTTAAAACCTCTTCTTTATTCTCAGGATAAATAAATCTAGAATATGACATCTCATTCATTTGATTTACATAATATTCTTGATTAGGTTGTTTCTTTGCTTTTTTAGATTTTTTGCATTCTAGAGTGGCCCATTTATCTTTATACAAAACCAAAAGGTCAGGGATACCTTGAATATCTCCTGAATCTAATTTAGTAACAACGCAACCTGGGAACATAGAACTTAATTCTTTTTTCAATTTAGCTTGAAATTCATTTTCTAATTTTCCCATATTCTATCCTCCTGTTGTATTGAGCAAGAAAAATAGAAAAGGGGTTGTGCATTTTAAGCAGCAACGGCCTTTTTATTCCTTCTCTCTCTATTAAAGGACATGTTTTTCACGCGAGCAAGAAAAAAGACTATAAAAAATAATCATAGAAGTCATTAACACTACAATCTAATGCATCAGCTATTTTTTTCAAAGTTAATGCACTTGGTATAGATTGCCCTGTTAAATATCTACTAACCATTGGCTGTGTAGAATTTATTCTTCGAGCTAACTCTTCCTGAGTAACCCATTTACGATTCATGATTGTTTGAAGTCTTCTTCTAAAGTTTAATCGCATTTGTGAATCATCTGTCTGTGTTTGATCAATACGAATAACTCTACGACTGGTATTGCTAAATGTATCATATATTTCTTGTTTACCATTTCTGAAAGTAATTAACAAGTCATGTTTATTTAAAGCTTCGTACGACAAAATGTCTTCTTCATTAATAAATGGATTATTATTCATAACATATTTGTATAAATATTCTGTAATGTCGTTAGTCATCGCATTCATCCTCCTTTTTGTATATTTTTAGGTTTTGGTCAAAAACCCACTTTTTTCTCTAACTCTTTTTATATTTTGGAATTTATATACTATAGTATATATTTTCTCTTTTTTCAATTAATGGGAGTATAAAAGTGGGAAAGTGGGCAAAAACGCCGCAAACCCTTATAAATAAAGGGCTGGCGCGTGGACACTTTTCAAAAAAAAGTGGGCAAAAGCCCAAGTTTTTTGGGCAGAAATTGACCAAGTCATTTTTCGACCATTTCCGTGCCCAGAAAAAGTGGGCAAAAGCCCGGTTTTAGAACCCAAAAGTGGGCAGAAATTTTAGTCTTTTTTACTAGATTTTTTCAAGATTTCTTCGATTTCTTCATCCTTATATTGTCTATTTTTATATGGTGTACTAAGTTGTTTCTCTGCTTTATACAGCTCAGTCATTAAAAATTGTCGATTACCAGAAGAGATTATCTTATTTTTATGTTCACTATATTTACCTAAAACGAACATATCATTCTTAATTCTTCTTCTTTCTAATCTAAGCTTCTTTAATTCAACAATATATTTATAAGCCCACAATATACTAATTTTATTATTTTCAATATAATGAAGTAAATCCTGAATCTTCAAATCTATCTCAGAGAGTTCGTTGGTTAGACCGTCGTAATAAGTATCTAACTCATCAAGAGTTTTGGTTATCTCCTGTAGTGTCTTTACTACTTCCATTCCCGTCCGTACGATACCTTTCCAATATCTTTTCATTAGCGTTACAACGGTCCTGCCACCACGTTAAACTCACATTTAATTCTTTAACTTCTGCCACTAACTCTTCAATTCTTCCAGTTAAATCATTAACTATTTCTACAGGGAGTTCGTACGTTCCGCCTTTTCTCCAATAACTTTCTAAATAAGAAAAGTCCGTGTTTAATTCGACACTTTCTTTATATTTTTCTAAGACTTCTCTTCTAGTTTCCCTTAACATTATTTTCCTCCTTAATAACTTCTATGATATCAACTGGTGCATTATCACATGCTCCTGTAGAATATATTCCAACTCTAGTTCCATAACTAATTCTAACTTTTTTACCAATATTTTCTTTAGCTATTTCTGCTAATTTATTATCTTCTATACAATATTGTTCTTCAGTTGTTTCTGTTGTTTTAATGTATAGAGCTGTTGTTCCAAAGAAATTCTTATCGACACTTGTGATAGTGCCAACTGTAGTACCACTCTTTTTATCAATATTAACAAATGATGCGCAAAATATAAATCCACATATAACTAACCACATGACAAATACTCCACCAATCATTCCATATTCTTCTTCACTTACAGCCATAAATTGAAGTATTAAAGCTCCAAGTGTTAATAGTATTAAAACAATAATAATTATTATATCTAAAAAGTTCATTTAATATTACCTCCATTTTTAGTTAAACTTAAAACCTTAGGGGGGTCTGTTTTTAATTCTACCCCCTCTAGGATTGTCCATATTTCTTCTATAATTTCATTATACTCAGTAACTAATTGAGAAGTCTCTTTCGTAAGAGTGGCATCAATTACAAACAATCTTTGTATTAACTTCGTCAATTTAGTTGCTTTAATTTCTTCTCCCGTCATAGGACCTCCTTATTTATTGTAACGATTCCTATAATGTCTTTTTCTTTTATTATACTCTTCTTGAGTTAGTTTATTTTTAGGCGGTCTACCTAATTTTGCTCCATAATATACAATAATTTTTCCAGATTTACTACTGGTTGTATCTACAATGTATATTTGTACAGTCATGTTCTTATAAAATGTAAAATACTCTGAGTTGTTCTTAAAATATCTTCTTTTCAATTTTTTCTTATCAATTACTCTACCATTTCTCATATCTTTATTAATATCCTCTTTCGCTTGATCTAAACACTTATTTAACTTAAACATAAATTCATTTTTAGCAACTTTATCATCATACTCTTTTTGCTTAGCATCGTCAAAATATAAACGTCCTCCACACCAATTACATATAAGATACTCGTATTTAGTAGAATATGGTACAGCTTTAGTGTGTCCGCATTTACACTTCTTTTTACAATTTGCTACAGCATTATCTAATCTTTGATTAAAATCTATAAATCTCTTTTGTTTTTTCATAAATATAAACCTCTTCTATTCTTCATTATTTTCTTCTAATTTTTTCTTTTCTTCTTTCTCCAGTCTTTCTATTTCATCAGGGTCTTCTTTATAGTTAACTGGTTTTCTTGAGTCTTGATTAATTGGGTTATCTAAACACTCATTACAAGGCTCTTCTCCTTTTTTATCATTTTTATCTCTGAATTTACAAGTTTTACAATACTTATCAAATTCTACGAAATGATCTATTGTTTCCATATTATCCTCCTAATAAGTTATTTTTGGATAGTCATTAGATTGAATTATATTACCTGTACGGTTAATTGTGATATTTGACGAAGGTGCTACAGTGCACTCTCTTAATGTGTCTTGTTCAAAGAAATCTGAATATAAACATTTTATACCATATTCTTTACAAATTTGATGTTCGATTCTACATCCTCTAGCTTCTCTCCAACCATCCACAAAATATACAGCATCAACACTGTGCATCCAATTTACAATAGTTTTACCAAGATAATATACTGGTGGATTATAAACTTCAACGGGTGCATCTTGAGTGCAGAATGATTCTACTACCTCGATATGCATTCTTTTAAATTTTTCTATAAGCTCATCTCTTATAGCTTTTACATCAGCATCATGTTTTCCTGCCATTGGCTGACTAATCATTACTTTCATAATATTCCTCCTCAAAATTTTTAGGATCATATTCTTCTAAAATATAACCATTGTCTAAGAACCAATCTTTTAGAGCCCATCGCTCACTACAAGGATTATTAGGAGCCTCATGTACTAATAATATAATAACTGGCTCCTCTTTAAATCCTAAACATTCTTTTACGAATCTTGCTTGACTTTCTAAAGTAGCTTTGACACTTTCAAAATCTAATCGTCCTAACTGTGCCTTATACTCCTTTAAAAATAAACATTCATCTGGTATTGGCTTACCAAATAAAGTTTGACATAATTCTGGTCCTGAACATAAACCTTTACATTTCTGACCAGGTTTTAAAAGTGGCATTCGTAATCCATTTAATACTCCATTTTTATCCAAATATGTATAATTATGACATTTATTAAAATTATGATACCATGCTGGATCCCATACTGCAGTAGAAAATGGAATCATATAAGGTTTAAAATGTCTTACATGATAAAAATAAGAAACTAAAATTCTCATTATTTTTGCCCCTTATCTTTTTTCAATGCATATTTAATTATCATTTCTCTTTGTTCGTCTGGAATGTCTTTTAGGTGCTTAATGCTTCTTGTAGTCATTACACCAAAAATTATATTTTTTATAATTTCATTAGCACACCAACAAATAACAAATAATGCTAATACACTCCATCCATTAGTGAAAAATGTTAAATCCATATTGGTTCCTCCTTTACATCTTTAGCTTTAATATATTCTGAATATTCATCTGATGCTATAAAATATCCTAGATAAGTTCTATTTCTGTCATCTTTTTGCCAAACTTTAACATAATAATATTTCATACTTTTATATCTAGCTTTACGTTTGACTAACTTATCATCTGGAATATTCATATCTTCAAAATCTCTAAATAAATCGGGTCTTCTTTTAGCGAAATTTAAAGCAGCTATATTATAACCCAATACTCTTTCTAGAATATCATCTATAGTTACTTCTCTCTCAATATAAGCAGTCTTTCCTCCTATACCTTGATGCTCAATATCCTCATTAAGAATTACTCTATCACAATTCCAATAAGGATTTCTTTCTGGTTCTTTTACATCTTTTTTCTTTCTAAATATGTCTATAAAACTCATAATCTAATTATACCTCCTTGTGGATTAGCGTCAATCCCTTCCTCAATTCTTTTTGCTACTTCTTTTGCTCTTTTTTCTGCTTCACTTCCTGGTGTTTGCATTTCTGCTATAGCTTTCTCAAACTTCGTATGTACATCATCTGGCTCTACACCAGTGCTCCATCCAGCAGTCTCTGTTCTATATTCGAATGGAACTTCAAACTCAAAGTAGCAATAAGTCTCATCATATTCATCATCATAATCTGAAATATAATTAGGATGTTCTTCCATATTTTCAAAGACCCAATCATAATCTTCTCTGTTTCCTCCACCACATCTTGTGTAAACTATTATTTTACTTCCGTCAGCATTTAAATATACATCTCTGTATCTTCCAAATGACTCACGATCTAATGCTAACATATTTAATAATTTGTCAGCTTTTTCATTTTCTTTAAACAACATATTATACAAACTCATGGTTTATTCTCCTTTACCTTTTTATTAAATATAATTGTTTCGGTAATAGATATCTTCTATAGATCTATTACCAATTTCACATTTAAAACCTAAATAATTACATTCGTATCTGAATTGAGCTAGGTATTTTACTTCTAGTGGTTTTCTTAATGTTATTATTTTTTCACAAGTATCTACTTTAACATCATAATCTTCATATTTTTCAGTTAAGTCGAATATTGTTTTTACAACAATCTTTCTTTTTCTAGCTTCTTCTTCATGTTTTAATTGTAATTCTCTACGTTTTTTATCTTTTAATTCTTCTTCCTCATCGTTTAATAGATAAAACATTCTATTATGTAAGGCTTCTCTTTTAGCTTCTCCCATAGTATCTCCTTCAACCAAATATAATTAATACCAGTTTTTGTTTTGAAAATGTTGCCATGCAGCAGATGGTGATCCATATCTTTCTTTTATATAATTCAATCCACATCTTATTTGTGTGTAACCATTAGTGTGATAATCACTACCTTCACTAGACATTTTACTAGCTGGTGATGATTGAGGTATTACATGAGCTCCTGAACTTTTATTATGAGTGTTAGCGTTCCAATTGGATTCTCTTTTCCATAAACAAACTTTTCTCAAATTATATACTCCTTTTTACCATTTAATATATTTTGTCTCATTAAATGTCTTTTTATCATCTAAAGCTCTTGATATAGCTAAGTCTATACCGCTTCTGCTTTTTAAATGATAATAATATAAATCAGTGTATGGCGTATTTAATCTATCTATTCTACCACAAGCCTGAGACAAGATCTTGTATGAATAGTTAAGGCTATAAAATATAATAGTGTCCGTTGTAACACAATTCCAGCCTTCTGCTCCAGCAGTATATTGAACTAAATATAACCATCTTGATCCTTTTGGTATTTCTTGATGTTTGTGTCCATTCCATTCTGCTATTTCTACTTCTTCGTCTAATCCGTATTGAATATGTAGATTTCTCAACATTTCAAGTTCGTAATCAAAGTTATAGAATATAATAGCTTTTGGGCATTTCTCAAGAATCTCCATTAATGCTATAATTCTAGAATCATCCTCATTAACAATCCTTCTCAAAATATAACACAATTCACTTGCTTGTTTGATAGGTTCGTTTGTATAAGGATTCCATCTCATTTTCATAACATCTCTAAATTTAAATTTATCGTAATTTACATATACATCTTCATGGTGAGCTATAGTTTGTCTTTTAAAGTCCATATCTACTAATATATTATTACGTTCATGTATTAATCTTCCAGTATTAATATATCTATCGATTTTTGGATACTTTGTAAATCTCGAATAAATTATGTGTTCTCGTCCGAATTCTGTCTTATTTTTATAAAAGCCATTCGCTAAGAACACCGGGATGTAATCTGACCAGGTATCCCCAGGGGTAGCACTTAATAATATCCAATCATTTGATTTAGTTATTTTTAAGAATGCTTTAACCCAAGCTCCTGATCCGACTATTCTTTGCTCGTCAAATATAAAGAATGCTCCAGTAATATCAGCATACTTTTTAATATTATTCCAAGAGTCTACATAAATATGATTACCATATCGTTTGTACTGTTTCTCATCAGTAGACATTAAAAAATTAGCTAATTCTCCTTCCCATTCTAAAGTATCTCTTTTTCGAGCTGTAGTTATTATTATAAGGTCTTTTGGTCGTATTTTCATGGGCATAAATATAGGGTCCATACTACCCCCTTGCTCCTTAAAATAATAGTAGAGAGCGGTCCTAGACTTGCCAGAACCGACCCCGCCATTTAATATGCATCCATTTTTCATTTTATTAACTGCATCCATTTGATAATCGTATAAGAATGGTTTACCCATAAATATCATCTAGCTTTGTACGCATCTTATTCAGAATATCCTCAACAATTCTTCTTGAAGTGGTATTCATTTGCATTCCATCTCTATGTTTAGCGTACCAATCAAATATCTCATAAAGATCACCAGATCTCCAACTGAAACTCCACCAATCACATATCATTTCAATAATATAATTAAGTGGGATTTCTAATGCTACAATACCTAGTTCAGACTCATCGTTAATTAGTATCCAATGTTGCCAGTGATGAGGATTCTTATGAATATGTTGTAACCAAGCATAATTAAAATTTTGTACTACTTCATATGAACGATTTCCATAAAAATATTTGTCATAAGCATCATATTCTTCTTTATCATATTTAGATTGATCATGAGCATTAGTACATTGCCATTCCACCATAGATTTAACAGCTTCATCTGGAAATATTTCTGGTAAATTTTTACATAACCAATCATATGCTTTAGTTACATTTGACTTGTGCTCAATAATATATTCGTCGTACTTAGCACTCATATTTACACCTCCTTACTTTTTACTAAATATACTTTTCTTCTTTTTCTTATTACGTAATAATTCTAAACGTTTTTCATTAAATATTTTCCATTTCGCAATAGTCCATTTTTTAGTACACATACCACATTCTTTTAACAATGAAATATATTCTTCTTTTGTTAATCCGTATGTATTCATGTTTGACCTCCTTATGTATAAATAGTATAACTTATTAATTCTTTTTGATCCTTTTTATTCTTAGCATTTGGGTTATAAATAACCTTATACTGTAACCATGGATCTATATCTACCATTAACAATGCTTCTTGAATATCATCTTTGAAGTCTTCAAGCTCTAACAGATTAACATTATCTATTGTAATGGTCGGATTATCTACCATATGAACATACCGATTATAATATTCTACAACCATTCGTTTGCACATACTTATAAACTCTTCTTTTTTCATTCTACATAACCCCCTTACAATATGATCTTTCTATACATATTAGTTTGTAATAGTTTTTTATTACTAATACTAAAAGTCATTTCGCAATAATAATCTGGTAGCTTCGGAAGAGCTAATAACATCACATAAGTGTCTTCAAATTCTTTGAATCCCATTATTATAATATCATCCTCTAAAACTTCTAGATTTTTATTATTATCTTCCAAATAAATTCGGAAATATTCTTTAGACAGCATTTTACCAATTTCAATTACTTCGCCTTTAAAAGGTTTCTTTGGAGTGATTAATTTTTCTCTCCAGTCAGTTTCCATAAATATAGATACCTTTCGAAATTACTCTAAAATATAAACTAGCAGTTTGGTAATTTAATACCTTCTATTTCAGCTCTAATTTCTAATTGGTTTAAATATTGTCCCATAAAAGATTTTTGGTTCTTTAATGTTAGTATTGGAGTAACTGGTTCAAATGCTAAAGTACCAGCCTCGTATTGTACTATCATTCTGTGTAAATTATTATATCTAATTTTTGTTTGCATGTATTCCGCAACAAATCTTTCTTTATAATCATCACTTTTCATTAATTCAATAGTATCTTCTAAACTAACACCTTCTAAATGATTAATATCATTTATTTTTTCTTCTAAAGTTTTTTCTTTTATTAATGGATCCATATTATTTCTTTCCTCCTTTGCCCATTATATCATTTAACTTTTTACCAAAATTTTTTAAATTCTCACATGCCTCTTCTACAGTTAGAATTGACATTTCTTCTTCTGGTTCCATAAATCTTTTTATGAAACTTGTATGACCGTATAACTTTTTAATTACAGCCATACAAAATCCTTTCTCAGGATCCCAAATATCATCGTCTGATCTTTTTACAACAGTCTTACTTCCATCTTTCCATATAATGATAGTAGCAGGGTCGTTAAATATAACCCTGTCTATCATTCCTGGAATATCAACTCTTAATTCCATAGATGCCTTATATTTTTCAACTGACAAAATATCATTATAGCAATATCTCATAGCATCTAAGAAATCTTCATTATTTTTCAAATCACATTCATCTATTGATACTGGATAAATATCTTTTAAATTACATCCAAGTGTTATTTTTCTATTCTTTGTTTGCATATCTTGCACCAAACCTATCAATGTTTTGAATTACGTTAATAGCTTGAAGATATGCACTTCTACCTTCTTTACCATTAACTTCCCAATCGTATGGACGAATATCCATGTCAACTGACTGAATATCGATTTCATCTAACATATCAATTGTGTCTTCATTAAGTTTTGTAACTTGATCGCCAGATACAACATAAGCTGCGGGTCCTCTGTTATTAAACTTAATCTTTACAGGTAAATACATGAAAGGTTCTTCACCTTCTTCTCTTGGTGGTTTAATTTTAACAGTCCATCCATCTGCTACTAATTGATCCTTAATTTCTTCATTAGGGATAATTACAGCAAAATTTCTGTCTCCCTCTCTATTGTATTTACTGCCTACTCCAGCAAAGTTTCTGAATATAATTCTTGCGTCTTCAATTTCTAGAATATTTCCTCTGTTATTAACTTTCATTTTAAATCCTTCCTTTCATAAAATTAAAACTAAAGGTGTAATCATCTTACACCAATAGTCATCTTTGAATAATTATTTATTTGTTTTATGTTTAGAGATAGCTTGTGATACCCCTTTTATAATTCCGTTACTTACTGCAACTGAAATCATAAATACTGGTACACCTACCAATCCATATAACATAGATTTTTTAACAAATTCTTTCATAAATTATTCTCCTTCCTTTCTCATTATAAGGGGTGTAAAATACGCGAATAAAACTAAAACCAAAAGTCTTATTCAGACTCTCTGGTTAATTTTGCTTTGTCAATTATATGTTCTAATTCTTTAATAATGACATTATATGTTGTGATTGTACTTGTAATAAATTCAAGTTCTTTACTAGCTTGGTATTGATTTTTTAATTCCTCAATCAATGCCTCTCTATCTTTCTTCAAATTATTCAAGTCCTCCATTAATATAGCACCAATACTTCCTTTTTTAAATCCCATAATTGATTCTCCTTTCTCTATAAGAAAGGCTGTTTTTTACGCGTTATTTTTAAGTTGTTCACCCAATTCTTTATAAGCAACTTTTAACATTTCTTTATAAAGTTTTAATAAACCATTATAATTTTTCTTATTGAATTTATACAATTTACTGAAAGTATATTCTGAATTAAATTTTCTAATAATACCACATAAATATCCTCCTTCCAAGTAATCGATAGCTATATTTCTTTCACCATATTCATTAATAGTCAATCTAAAATATCCACCGAATACTGGAAAGAAGATATCATATGTCTTGTATGTTTTTATTTCTTTTAATTCTTCATAAGTAGGAATATTATTCATTTGTGTCTGTTACAAACATCTCGAAGTCACCATATTGTTCGATTGTTTTGATAGCTTCATTAACTAATTCATCATAATAACGTCTGTCGATAAATGCCTCATTAGTTCCTCTAATCATTTCAGACTCAAGCCATCTATAACCTTTACTTCCAGTAGCAGCGTAATATTTTCCGTCTTTTTCACGTACTAATAATCCTCCGCCTTTACCTGGTAATATAGGACAGAAGTTTCCAACTTTTCCAATAAATCTGTAATCATGTCCAGTTTCAATTATTTTCTTTAAAGCTGTAACTTCAGTATTATATTCTCCTTCAGATATTTGTCCTTTCTTTAACATTTGATTATATTTATCTACTTGTTTCTCTTCAGCTGTTACATCTGGAAGATTTTCGTTCATATCCAAATATAACGAACTTGTAACAGATTTAGTTTCACACATATCGTCAAATTCAATAAGTTCTTTACTGAATAATGTTTTGAATACATAAGGAATTTGGAATTGAGTTCCTGTAGCTGTCCACTCACCATCTTTATATTTAGCAATATAAACAGCATCATTTACTAAACACATTCTATCGTATGTAGCCTCATGCTCAAATGTATAACCATATTTTTCACCAAAATCCATAACAAATTGTATAATTTCTGGTGTTGCATCAGGTATTTTGATAGAATCCGTCTTAATATGAGCAACAGTAAATCCTCTCTTCTGAACTTCCTCTTTTAAATCTATCATGAATAATGCTCCACGTTTAGCAACAATATTATCTTTATTTCTAACATCTCTGAATGGATTATCAAAGTTTGCAGATGTTAAACCATATACAGAATTAATCGCTGTCTTTAAAGCATTAGCCAATTGTTTAGATGTTAATTCTCCATTAATTACTTTTTGTACATATGGAGTTAATTTTCCATCCAACATTTTATTAACTGCATCCCAATCTTCGTGTTTAATACTTACACGACCTTCAACAATATCTCTGAATCGTTTTGTATATTCTGGACCGAATAAACATTCTGCTATCGCGCTATGTGGATGCATTGAGGCTATATCTAACAGAGCAACATTTTTATGTATACCTGGTTCTGCATAAACGTAACCCCCTTCCCCTACTTCTTCTCCTTTATACGTAGATACACCATTTTCATATTTGTATCCTGGAAAATATGGTAGAAGACTATTTTCTGGTCCATGTGCTTGAGCCATCATTTTTGGACAAGCTTCATCCAAGAATTCCTTTATATCTGGATGTATTTCAAATACTGGTTGAGACAAATCTCTATAACAGAATTTATCTTGAGGTTTCTTTTCTCCTCTAAATATAATTCTAGTTGTAAGACTATTAGTTGTGTCATTAACCGTTAAGTCAGCTAAATCAGCTAATATTTGTCTTGCTAGCCAGTCTGCTGATAAATAATCCCAAGCAGCTTCTGTTGCAATAACGTCATTATCACAATATTCTGCTACTTCAATCCATTTTTCTTCTGGAACTGGTTGATCCCAAGGTAATCCTAATTCTTTATGATGGATACCCATTTCAATCTCCAGTTTCTTAAGTGATTTTTTATTACCAGCTGATGCGAAGTCATAAATATCAGTATAACTTAGATTATATGCTTCACCGAAGAAAGCGTTTCTTTCTCCATTAATTATTCTTTGAGATAGATTGTATAATTGTTCGTTAGAATATCCTAATAATCTAGCATAGATAATATGATTATCGTATCTACGGCAGTTAAATCCTACTAATCTGAATTGTAATAATTCTTCAATATCACTAGGACTAGGATTAATCATTCGTACAATTTTATTTCCTTCTCCTTGTTTTTTCCAATTTACTAATAATAAATTTGGAAAGACTTCTATATCATAAAATACTATAGCTTCATTACTCGAATCAACAGGAGTAGAAGCTTCGTCAGATTTGAAGTGCATTTGTTTTACAAGTTTAATACAATAATCTGATTGATTTGTACTATGTGCAGCAAACGCAAATATCTCATTTTTCATATCAGAAATATCATACTTTAATCCTTGTTCGTATGCATCTTCTAATATTTTGTATATGAAGTCACAACTTGGTTTTGTCCCAGGGTGAATTTCTTTATTAAGATTTCTTTCAATTAAAGCTCTTAATCCTTTTTCACTCTGTATAACATTTGCACTTACCATTGGTTTTTCTCCTTTCATAGGTAAACCGGAAGATATAGTTCTTATAGGTTCATTGTTACATTTAGTTAATTTTCTTCTTAAAGAACTCTTTCCAGTAAATACCTTAATTTCAATACTATCAGCATAAACTCTAGCTAATTTAGTAGCATCTCCTTTGTAAATATAATGTAGATGAATACCGCTTCCGCTTTTAGATAGTTCAGCATATGTTGTTGGCCATTTACTAGCTGCTTCTAAATTTTTCTCGAAAGATTTTTTACCAGTTTCATCTTTTAAATCAAAATCTATAACAATATGATTTTCAGGAATTTTAACATAGTGGACCTTACTAGTGTTTATGTCTTTTAGTGTTGTTTTTACATCGTCCCACTTTTTACTAGGCGTCTCTTTACTAGAGGCGTATTGTGCTGGACAATCAATGCATTCCTTATTAAATATAGATTCTTGTTCTTTAAAATCTATAATATAAGAATTGTTTTCCGATTTTTTCTCACCGGGTTTTTTCTCATTTTTGTCAAATATATCTGTCTTAAAACCACTATAATAACTTCTAACTCTAGATCCATCGTCTAAATTAAATCTATCATCATAATTCTTAAAGTAGTTTTTCAATTCTTCTTTAAAAGCTCTTTGTGATAATGGATATGGTACCTTTGCATCATCACAATATGCTTTATACATTTCCCAAGCTGCTTTTAAAGTAGTACCATCTTCTCTTTTAAATACATGATATGCGTCTATAACAAAGTTATAAAAATCATTTGATGCACCGATCATAGAAGTTGGTATATAATGATCATAGTAACCTGGGTCAGACAAATATACCTCTTTACAATGCCAAGCAATTGCACCCAGTTCAAAGTCTATTTGTTTAACAAGTCTATTATATTCTTTTACATCTAACTTGTTTCCTGTTGGTGATACATCAATAAGTCTTCTTATTAAACCAGACTTACCATCTGTAATACGTACAGGTTTATTTGTACCCATAAATAACATACATTTAAATCTATTAGAATATGTTGATTTAAATTTTTCATTAACGGTCATTAATTCGTGTGATACTAAACTATTCAATCTTGTATTATCTTCAATTCTAGATAAGTCACCATCATGTTGAATAGCTACTAATGGATTAGTTTTAAATGCCTCCAAAGCAAAAGTATTATTGGCAGAACCTAATGCTTTAGCGTCAAACACAGAATAATAACCTTCAAATAATTTTTGCATTATATTTAGTACAGTTGATTTACCCGTACCTGCTGCACCATAAAGAACTAAAAACTTTTGAATATGCTTTGAGTCACCAGTTATAACTGAACCTATAGCCCATTCAAGTTTATGACGTTCTTCGTCAGAATATAAAGTAGACACCAATTTCAAATATGAATCGATGTTACCTTCTTCAAGAGGATATGATAATCGTTTACTTGCATAATCGCTCTTGTTAGTTTCAGTATTTGAAAATATAAGAGTTTCATCTAACATTTCAAATGAGTCTCTCTTTTGTTTTTGACAATATTTATGCCATTGGTCTATAGAACCTGTGCTTGAATCCCAAGTATATAGAATATTAACATATTCTTCTGGATGTTTATCAATGAAATCGTCCGCATATTTCTTTAATTCATTGTCAATTATAGCTAATGCGTCATCTTCATTAGTAGACCATAAACCTCGTTCCTCGATCCAAACAGCATAAAAATCGCCACCTCGAATCATTAAATCTTTAGACTTAGGATATAAACGGAATTTTGGAAATATCTCAGTACCCTTTTTGGTAGAACGTGTAGATATGATTAAAAAATCCACCATACCCTTCTAGTCTCCTTTCTTTGGCTTCAACTCCTCAACTTTTTTAGTGAGATTATTTATTTTTTCTTCTTGCTCATTTACCTTTTTAGATATAGTATACAAGCATGCAAAACCCATAAACAACACTATACACGTTTTCATGTAATTTCTTTTTATATAACTGAACGCATCATCACTTAAAAATATCATATTAATTCTCCTTTCAATAATTTATTTTTAAACAAACTTGTCTAAATACCAGCATAGCTGCGCCCAGATTTCTACTTCTCGTAGATCTTCCGCACAGTCTCTAATATAAAACAGTCCGCCTTTACCATCTGGTTCATACTCTCTATGAAGAAATATATCTAACTTGTGTTTAACTAGATCTCTATCATAAATATCATCAGTCATTAACCCAAGTCCAAGGTTAGACATCATTCTCCAAAACCATTGAGCAGTACGATCACCATACCTCGGATCATCCATAATAGTTTCCTCACATCTAATTGCTAATGCAACCATCATTTCCAACACCGAGCAAGGACCTTCTATTTTACATGGAATGGGCACCCCTTCTCGTTCTTCGAACTCTAACGAGAATCGATAACGAAGATCTTCACCATCTATTGCACGATTGACATCGTTTGGTATACTAAATATAAACTCAGTATCATGAAGCGTCGCGAATAATTTCTTGTAAGAAATGTCTCCGTGAACTTTATATTTGCATACGTAATTGTATAGCCACTCAAAATATTCATTCTCAATTACGTGGCTTAGCTCCATTAATTAGCACGTCCTCTTTTTGGAATCTCACTAAACATTTTTTCGCTTTTTAATATCTCATAATCCATTTCGTTCATTTCATCACGAATATAAACGGAATCGTCCTCATACTCACCAAAATGATCTAAAGCATCTGGGCCAATCATTGTTTCCATTTCATCTGATGTTATTGGATTATCTATTTCATCAGTTAATACATTGTCTGCATAATATGTTAAAGTCTTTGTTCCATATTCATTGTATTCACCAAATTGTTCTGGTGTTATTACATATGGCACAATAACTTCAACTCCTGGATCAACATCTACAGTATAATTAGATTCATCATCTTCTTCTGCGTTCTCTTCATCTTCTGTAGAATATCCTTCAGCAGTAACAATATCTTCAACTGTTTCTTTTGGTTCTTTCCATTTATTAATAACTTTTTCAACAGTTTCTTTAACCTCATCTTTAGTTATTCTTGGTTTTCTATTTTTAAATGTTTCTATAACAGATTCAATTTCTTCATCTGCTAAATCTTTATATTTTTTCTCAATTAACTTCCATGTAACAACAGAACCTATTGCGGCTCCTGCTACAAAGCATAATAAATTTTTCATATATCCTCCTTTTTATATTAAATCGTAGATAACTCCGTCAACATTAAAGTCTAATAATATGTTATATTCTAAACCATTAACAAATCTACGAGTTCCTTGATCGTTTCTATATAGACCAAAATCTACGTAATTATCTCCTTTTGTGTTTCCATTTTTATCATAAACCCAACCAACTACTTGACCGGCTTTACTTCTTGGAATATCAAGTAAATCATATACTTCATTTAAGAATAAATGACCTCTTGCTTTTAACATTTCATTTGCATAATCTTGTTGTCTTCTTAAGAACATCATATTATACTCTGGATCTTTTGCAAAATTCTCTGAAGCTGCATCAAAGAATCTAGCATATTCACTTATATTATCCAAAGGATTCCCTTCGGGATCAATATAATATTCTGTTTCCTTTACTGTTTTTCCGTCCTTATCTTTTTTCTTAATTTCTTTAGATTTTAGACCAAATCTCATTTGTTGATCTACACCCTCACCAAATTCTTCAATAACGTTCTTACGATATTGTTTGAAACTTTTATCTATAACTGCATATGCAGCTGCAATTGCTACATTACGTTTCTTTAATACTTTATGACCTGCTATAATACTAGCAAAACTTAAAACCATTACACCTATAGCTGGTGCATATAATTTGAATAATTTTACTCCTGTTTGAGCATAAATAATGGTAAGGTCTTTCTTTGAATCTTCTTCTGTATAGTCTTTTGTATTATCCTCTAAGCAAGTATGAACATCTTCGACGTTTTTATTCTTTTCTTCTATAATTTCGCTAACTTTTGTTGTAGCTTTACAAGCTAGTACCGTACCAACTATAGTACCAGCAATTCCTGCAACCATTAAGATTTCAGGACTATGTTTTTTAACTTGGTATTGTGTACTAGATAATAATCTAGTAGCTTTATTAATAATTTCTTGTTTCATAGTTTATTCTCCTCCTTAAATTTAATCTATAGGTACTGCTCTAGGCATTTTAATCATGTACCCATCTCTAACACGAACAATTTCCGCATTACGGATATTTGTCCATCCATATTTATTATCAGTATAATTACCGGTTATACCAACCAAATCATATAAATCAGCAACACGTACTAATCCGTATGTTTCCATTAATTCATCCATTCTCATTAAAACATCTTCTGCTTCTCCACGAGAATTTAGAATAATATCGTCATAAGAATAGCTTGTAGATCTATTAATTGGTGCTCTACGATCATAAGAACTATCATAATAACTTCTATATGATACTCTATCTGCTGTCGAACGACCACTATTAGCTCTTCCTCTTGATTCACCATATAACAATATAGATATACCATCTGTTACTATATCAGATATAGCTTTCTTAATAGCTGGAATTAATACCTCACCAAACACATAAGATTTAATATTCTTTGCATCGTCAGATATAAATTCACCTTTTAATTTATCAAAACTGGATTTTTTTCTCGTAACAACAGGACCTTTAACAACTTTTTCAACTTTATGTTCTTCGGTTTTATTTTCCTTTGAACGATTTGAATTAGATTTATAATCTGTTAAACCAGTTACATTTCCATCAACTATATTTTTTCCGTTCATGTTATTTTTCCTTTCTTTATTCTTAAAATAAAAACAAAAGAGGAGTACATGTTTAATATACCCCTCGATTATTTTTTTTTCACTCTATTTTTCAGTTTTACTAGAGTTTTTAGTTTGAACTTCTACAACTTCTGCTTCTATAGCATTAGCTTTTCTCTTCTTTCTGATATACATTACTACAGCTACACCAGCAGCTACTACAGCACCTGCTATTGCAACCTTAGCTAAAGTATTACCAGTAGTTGGTACTTCAACTAAATCCATAGTTCCTTCCATTGTTTCATTCATTACATCTTTTTCACTCATTGTTTTTTTCCTCCTTCTAAAATAAGTGTGAAGAAATAATTCTTCATTATAGTCCCCGATTTTTTCGCGAACTAATGTTCTATCTATCAAACCCCTTATCAGGTGTGATATTATAATCAATAACTATACAAGGTTCGTCTGTATCGGTTATACAAGCATCGAAGTCTAACTCTATTAAACCTTGATCAATATTCCATCCAATATAATCTCCTTCTTTTATACCTGGTAAACCAAGTTCTGAATAGAATTTATTCAATGAAATATAATTTTGATGAGTCATTTCTCTATTTAAAGAGTTAACAACCTTACGAATAGTATCTAGATCGGACCTAAAATATCTTCCAGATATACTATCCATACAAAGAGTTTGACCTTTTGGGGTAATTATTATTTGTCTCTTCTCTCCGTTATCTTGATTAACTCTATCTTGAGCTATCTCATCACGTATTTTTTTCTCTTTTTTCTCACCTATAGTTTCAATTACTTTATCTTTATAAGTTGAGAATGCCCTTTCAGACAATGTATAAGCGGTAGCTAAAGCTGTTTGGCGCTTTGTACTAATAGTTGTAGCACCAATTATACAAGCTACGGAAGTTATACATAACGTTCCAGCAGGAATATAAGGTTTCCATGCTGTCATAATGGTTTCTTTAAATGTAAGAGTATCTGTATTAAGTTCCTCTTTTTTAGCATTTAATAGTTCCAAAGCTTTTGGAGTGGCTTTAACTGCTAATACAGTAGAACCTATCATACCAGATATTCCTATCCCAGTCAATATTTGAGGAGCATTTTTTACAAAGAATCCTCTGACTACTTTAATTCCGTTTTCGAGTTTTATACTCATATTTATTCTCCTTCCTGAAAACATAAAGGAATATGTTTCAATTCCTTTATTTATTACCTAAACGGCTATTAACTAATGCTTCTAATTGTAATTTGTTTTCTTTGTCTCCAACGAATGCTGTTACTAACATACCAGCTACGCTTAAGCCAATACCAACAAATTTAAATATCTTAATTTTGTTCATAGTTATTCTCCTTTCTTTCTCAATATAGACCCTGTTCATTCCGCGAATTAAAAGCAGAAATGATCCATTGTTGGCGAAACGTTTGTAATAATATTATAGCAAACTATTCCGTTACTCATTATAACACGTTCATATGTAAATTCTAAGTCGTCAACATGTTCTTCTGTTTGCATTTGATATTTACTCCATCCCATAGCTTCACCGTAAGGTGATGGTTCTATACCTAAATATGAATAGTAATCATTCAATGTTAAATGTTCGTATTGTGCAAATTGTAGTTTTGCTTTACATTCAGCTTGAAGTACTTTATGTATATTTGCCTCAAAGAATCTCATTGAATTAAATTCGAAGAATAATGTCTCGGTATATATCCCTTCCATTTCTTCTAATTGTTTACGGACAAGATCGTGTGAGAACTCTTCATCTACTTCTTCACCATAACGTTCAGATACTCGATTACGATATTCTTTAAACGCGTTGTCCAATAACATATAAGCAGACATTAAATTCTTTTGTTTCTGTATATTAAGATAGTTTGCACCAACTATACATAATATAGTAGATACGCAAGATATAGCAGCAGGAATGTATGGCTTCCAAGCCACCTGTACAGTCTCTCCTACCGTTAATTCGTCTCCTTTAGTCATTTTTGCCTCTTCTATTAACTTTAGAGCCTTAGGAGTGCCTTTAACCGCCAATACAGCTGTAATTACAACACCTGTAGAGCCAATTACTGTTAATATAGTTGGCGAGTGTGCTTTCAAAAATAATTGAGCCTTATTCATATATTCTCCTTTCATAATTGTAAAACAAAAAGAAAAGGCAATTATATATTTTGTCTTTTCCTTTAAAGGTTAATGTTATCTACTTCTTAAATAATTTAGATATAACACTATTTAGAATGTTTCGTCCTAAGGTACTGGTTACCGTAGAATCTTGATCAAATCTAAACGTCTTAACAATCGCGTACAAACTGATTGCTGTGGATATTCCAAAAGTCACAATAGTTATTCTATTACGAATTTTCTCACGCTCGTCCTCAGCATTAATTTCTTCCCTTTTTATCTTCATTTCATTTCTGCTTTGTTCAAGTTTGAGTAATTCATTACGAATTTTATCGCGTTCTTCTAATACTCCTCGCTTTCTTTCGTCGTCATTGCCCATGACACTGATAAGGTCACCTAATTCACCGTAATCTTTCCAAAGGGCTTCTTCAATATTATTGTTCATGTTTTGGTCCTCCTTTATTTACATGATAACAATTTCCCCCTTCACTATAGTCACTGTTCATCTCGCGAAATGATAGCATTGTGACTAATTCTAAATATAGCATATTTTTTGCGGGGATTAGCGATTTCATCACTAGATATTCTAAAACGACACAACCCAGTACTTGGTTCAATTTCAACTTGACCATGTACTTCATCACGTCTCTTAAATATCATACAAAAAATAAAGCCAATTGTAAAGCCTACAATAAGAAATATAATGCATTCCATTGTTCGCCCTCCTTCGTAAAACTAAAACAAAAAGAAAAAGTCTAAAATTATTTAGCTTCTTTTTCTTCTTTGTGAGTTCTTACGATTTTAACAATTTTTGTTACTATTGCAGCACTGGCTAATACACCAGCAGCAACGATAGCTACAGTTTTAACTTTGTTATTCATAAATACACCTCCAATTCCTTTCACTATAATGTCTGTAATTTTCGCGAGTTTGAAAAAAGAAAAAATGTAAAGTCTAAGTTATTTAGACTCTACAAATAATGATTTGATACCTTTGATGATATCTTTAAATTCTTCAGCAATAATTGTGTTTAGTTTACGAAACTTCACTGCAAATTTCTTTGTTCCTATAATTTCATTTATTAATAGATATAACATACCCATTAGCCATGCCATTATAAGAGCTATAGACATTGCGCCTCCAATCGTAATTAACATTAAAATGCTTAAAATTTTATTCATAATCCATTCTCCTTCTTTCACTATATGGCTTGTAAATTACGCGAAATTATAAAGAGGATGTTATTTATCCTCCTCTCTCCAAAGTGAGATAGCTTTATTAAAACAATGCGCATTAATAAGCGTACCTACTCCGGAAGTAGCAGCGTATAAAATCCCCTTAATTTTATTCTTCATGTTAAGCCTCCTTTCATTAGAATGCATGTAAATAAAACGAAAAGAATAAGTATATGTTACTTACTCTTTCTAATTTTGTGTTTATTTACAATTTTATCAACATACTTGATTAGTTCGTTATTAAGTTTAATCTCTTGTTTATATAGCTTTCTTTCTAAAGAGTGTACTCTGACATTGTGAGCTAACTCTGATACTGAAAGACATGCTAATACACCCATAGCGATTGCACTTAATCCTAAACCAATTCTCGCTAGTTTTTCATTGTCCATATTTACACACTCCTTTCAATATATAACCTGTTTATCCCGCGAAAAAATAAGAGGGTGTGTATTATTAACGACACCTCTCCTATTATATTATAATTTTTGTAATGATGATTCTTTATAGAATCCTGTAGTACCAGTTGAATTACCTACTTGATATGGGAATGGTCTACCACTCCATATTTTAAGTATTTGTCTTTCCCAACCAATACCGTATGCAGTGTTGCTATCGCCATAACTTGAACCGTTACCTGTACCAGTTATTTTTACTCTATCTCCAACTTGTAATCCTGTTGGTTGTGGAGCAGGTTGTGGTTTTGGTTCTTCAGCTTTTCTGATAGAACTTTCGTCCATCCATCCTAAATCTCCAGTTGTGTTATAAGGATGTGCTGAACCAGGGTTCTTACGAGTAATATTAGTAGTTTTATTACTTACAGATCCAGATGGACTAGCAGCATTTGAACTAACATATAATGGTCCATTAATAACTACTCTATCACCAATATTAAATTTATCACTTGGTCCTGGAGTAGGTTGTGGTGTTGGTTGTGGTGGTGTAGATAATATTCTAATAAATCCTCTGAATGGATAATTAGAACTTAATCCCCAACGACCATTGTTGTTATAGTTAGTAGTAATATAGAATGGATTTGAACTTCCCCATCCACTTTGAGCAACTTTAATGCAGTTACTATTAACTACTTCAATGACTATACCAACATGTCCTGCTAGAGATCCAGCACCTTCCCAACAAATAATATCACCAACTTGTGGTGTTCTATATACAGATAATCCACTTGCTATAGCTCTTTCAATAAATCTTTCAGCATTACAATTTAAATGATATTTTTCATATCCTAAACCTAATTCTTCATTTGCAGCTCCACAAGCATAACCAACACAGTTAGATAATACATCACACCATTTATCTGTTGGTTTACCTTGAATACAAGTAGAATATCCGCCACTTGCTTTACGTATGTAATATTTATTACCAGCTTCTGGTCTAGTTGTTCGTATCATCAGTAATCACCTCTTCCACTACAACTTCTCCTTCATCGAACATATCTTCTAAAGGAATTTCATTTAATTTTGTTTGAGTATCATATGGTTCAGCATCAGGATCTGATCCAATACCTTCTTCTTCCATAATATAATTTCTTTGATACTCGTTAACTAGGTCTTTGTTATAATCTACTTCTACAACTTGACCTTCTTGTAGCACATTGTTTTCTTCCATTTGTTTCTCCTCCTTTACAAATATATTTTATAAGAAAACTTATTTTTTCTTTTGAGATTGCTTATATAATTGATTAAAATATACGCTTGCTCCTGCTGTTAGAATTCCTTGTGTTAAAGCTACGAATATAGCCATAGCAATCTCTTTTGCGCCTGTGATTTCACTAGTAGCAAATACATATAAACCAGATAATATTATAGCAACTATGCCTAATAATAATGGTATAAATTTATCTTTAATTTCAGATTTTTTCATACCCATACCTATTAAATATAATACTGGTATTAATATTAATAGTTCTGGTTTAATGAATTCTTTGAATGCTTCAAACAATTCCATTATTTCTCACCTCCTTTACAAACAATCTATTTCTTAGGTTTAGTGGCAGCTTCTTTTAATAATACTCTGTCGGTTTCAACCTCCCCATTGATCTTTATTTTTTTACCATTTATATTCATATATTTATATTTATCTTTATAGAAGTCATAAACATCTAAATCATCAAAGGCGCTTTTTATTATTTCCTCTGTGAGCTCTTCTCCTTTTCGTATGGATTGCCCATACTGATGAATTCGAGATTTTACATTTCTTAAATCTCTCATATCGTTTTCATATTCCATACGATCTACTTGACCTTGAATTTTATCAATTCTTTCATTAGTAGATTTATTTAATCTATTACCTAACCATCTTAATGGCGAGAATTTGACAGGTAATACTTCAAAAGTTATACCGAATAATGCTAGAAAATCTATGATTATTCGTATAGCTTTCAATAATTCATCAAATTTTATTTCCATATTTCCTCCCCTATTTTATTAATAATGTTAATCTTGTATATATGATATACCATCTAATGATAACCACCCAGCACAATATGAATTATGTAAACATATATTTCCGCTTGGTCTTATAGTTAAAAGACATGGATGACCACCTCTAGATACTTCACTAGAAGATGACGCAGCCTGCACATATATTCTTGATGAAGGTCTAAAACCACTTGGTATAATACACACAATATCTTCTGTATTATTTCTATCCTGTGAAACATTTATTAATCCTTTTAAATAACACACATTACCTATTTTTCTTACTCTAACTTCTCTATAACCATTGCCATATTCTCTAAAATATGTTCCAAATGAATCCATAGGTTTATAACCACTATCATATAACTTATCTTGTTTATCATTTTTAAGATTATTTATATTATCAGTGTTAGTTTTAATATTATCAGCATTTGTTTTTATATCCTTTAATTGTTTTCCAGTGTCTCCAACATAAGCATCTTTATTTATATATTGAGCCATAATGCTCGGTTATTTAATTATTTAGTTCTTTGCCATACATATATTCCTTTTGTTGCAATATTATGCGAATGCCCTTGTCCTCCACCAACGCTGGTATGCTCGTGTGTAGCATTAAATGAAAATCGTTTCCAAGGTGTTTGATCAACAGCAGAAGTCGAAAAACCAACGCCATTAACATTTGCAACTGTTTCAGAAACTATCCCATTTGATCTACTTCCAACATAATCATATGCGTAAAGACTACCAGTTAAAGATTTACTTCCATGAGTATGAGCTGGTATTTGATTAGTGGTCAAGGCGTGACTTTGAGTATTCTTACCAGTATAACTTGTATTATTTATACTTGTATCAGCATATAAATAATATCCGCTTAATTTAGTCCAAGTACCACCAATAGTAGTATTTGGATTCTCATTTCCAACTGTTAAATATAAACTTCCAACTGGAAAATATGTATCAAGAACAACCTTTTTAATTACATTTTCTAAATCACTTGAAATCCTTAATGTAGCCATAAAATATGACTTATAGTTCGTTATCTAATTAAGCAGTTCTTTTCCAAATATAACAATCAAAGTATGGTATATCATGGGAGTGATTGTTTAATGTGTGAGTATGACCTTGATTACCACCTGTATAATAGTTACCAAATCCCAACTCTCCATCTCCAGCATAATTTTTGTCTATCCAAGTACCTGTATTCCTTGCCAAGTTTAAACCATAATGATAACCTGTATTAACACTAGAACCGTTAAATACCCACTCTCTATGTGGGTGTGTATGACTAGGCATTTGGTCAATAGTTATAGCAGTACTACCAGTATTACCTCCACCGGTACTTGAAACGCTAGTTCCAGTACCATTACCATTTTTTCCTCTAGTTCCAGTTGCAGTGCTTCCATAAATAAATCCTCCGGAACATTTAACCCAAGTTCCACCAAATAATGTTTGTGGGTTTACATCATTTATAGTTAAATACACAGAACCAACTGGATAAATTAAATCAAATATTTGTTGATTTAATTTTAATTTGCTCATTAGATAACACCTCCAAGAGATGTAAGGTTAATTAAATAACCTCCACCTCCTTTCGGTTTTGAGATGGAACTATAAGTGTTGTTCCACCTCTCTTTCGTAATATATATATATATATATATGATAATATTTTGTTCATATTATTTGCATATTATTTAAGTTGATGTTTATATTGATACTACAGTAAGTGCCGATCTTTCTCCTCTGCATAAAACATTATTAATTGGTGTTTCATGCCTTATAGCTCCAAATATAATAGCATTAGCCTCACAGTACACTATTATTGGTAATGCATAAATATTAGACATGCCATAACATTTAGACTGATCACTAATTATTATTGGAGAACCGGAGGCATTTATTATAGCAGAATATGTATTACCATCGCCATCAAAATTAAGCGTTAATGATATCATATAATATCCTGCTTTTTTAATTCTAATACCATTATTATAATATTCAAATAAATCAGTATTTGAATTAGAAAGCATATAATCAAAAGGTATTTTTGTTTGTTCCCATCCTGATGGTATATTCATTCTAAAATCGTTAACACAACGTAATGTGCATCCACCTTTATTTGAAATATCTTTAAGCTGTTTTCCGGTTGACCCAACATATAAATCCCCATTAATTTTATGAACGGCCATAAACATCACCCATGAGAGAGCTACTTAAATAAGTTTGCCCCCCCCATTCTAATTATATTTTCCATTGTTATTCCTCCTTTAGAAATTTCTATATTTTTCACAAATTGGTTCTGTGAAATTTATATCTCTACAATGATCGTATGTAGCAAGTCTATATATCATCCAGAAAAATAGCAACATCATAATTATAGCAGATATGACAATAATAATTGATATTACTTGTAAAATGTTACATATTTTATTTTTCATAATATACCCCCTATTCATACCAAATCATTTTTACACCATTAATATATAAAGCATTGCCTTTAATGTTAATACCTTCAATATTACCGTCGCCTTTGATATTTCCATGAACATCTAAAGCTTCGGTAGGTTTTTTATTAATACCAACTCTTTTATTAGCTAAATCCTTCCATACAAATGCATCAGCTGTAGATATAGTATATGCTCCAACTACAACAGTCTCTAAAAGATCTTTTATCTCTAAATATAAATCATATTGAGAAGTTGTAGCAAAGGTATCATCAAGTATTGCATTTAATGTCCATACTCCATTAGAGCTTGTGAGTGTAGCATCACTAGGTAATGATTTCCAAGTACCACTAGTACCTATTTTATATCTTATAGATTGAATTGAATTAGTTTTAAGTAGTCCTGTCCAATTAGTATATACACCAGTAAAAGCTAATACAGCTTTAGTGCCTATACCATTTTGACGAGTTATTTTTGATGTTGTAACTCCTGGATTATTATAGTCTACTAAATCAATATTTTTACTTACGGTAGTAGAAAATCCACGAGAGTCAACGGCTGTTACATTAAAAGTATTAGTACTCATATTACCAAGAACAAAATTAATATTAGAACTTGAATAATCTTTTTTAACGGTTGACAATCCACTAGCAGAAATATTATAATAACTACCACTAGCCGATCTTTTAGCAGTCATTGGTTTAATCACACCAGATAGGCTATTATGATTTTTTATAAATTTATTAGATCCTGCAATAGCAGTGTTAGCTGTGTTTACAACATTAATTATCTCATTATCGGTAAATGCTGGCTTAAATCCAGAATCTGAAGTATCTAGATAATATTTTACAGCACTTGACACTTGATTAACATTACCAGTAGCACAAACTAATCTAGCTTTGTAAGTACCTTGTGTTTTACTTGGCAATGTGCTATACCATATATTTTTCCAACTATCATTATTAAATGGTGAAATTGAAGTTCCGGTAATAGTTCCACCATTATGTTCAACGCCGTTGTCACCAATAAAACTAATAGTACAACTTCGTCCTAATGGGTTATATATACCTATATTTAAACTGTTACCAACAGTGAATTCTGGGACAGATGTTAAATATGGATACGCATAAGTTGTAGCATAATATGCACCAGAATCAGTTGTTAATTGCGAGTCTTTTCTTCTTACTCTTATCTTAAAATTATAACCAGTATTAGCAGATAATCCTCCAACGTCAAAAGACCCACTTGTTCCGTCTGCCACATCTTTACCAGTCCATGATGAACCGTTGTTTGTTGAATACCATACATAATCTACGGTATTGGATGCTGACCAATTAAATCTAACGCTAGTCTCAGATAATGCTCCGACGGAGAAACCGGTTATACTAGTATATGCCGGAGCTACATCAAGTTGGTATGTTCCTGATGTATAATTACACCAGCTTGAATTTTGTGTATCTTTAGCTGTAAAATAGAAAGGTGTTGTGCCAGATGTTTTATTTGATACCGTATGCCAACCAGCATCCCAATCGATACTCCATCCCTTATTAGATGATTTACAATCTTTAGTATATATATCCGAACCATTTAAATATAATTTTACTCGTACATTATTAGTATACCATCCACCACTAGAGTTTAATCTTGTATTTCCCCAGAAATGATACTTCATATTAGCACCATCTCTAACGTATTCGTAATTTACTGTTACACTAATACCAGGAGAACCGCCATGGACTGTGCCATTAAATATTTGAGCCACGAAACATCACCTCCTATATATACTCGATTATATTATCATTGTCTAATGCAATGGTTCTTAATCTACCAATTTTAACTCCTTGATCGAATTCGCCCATTTGTGAATATACTCTTTCTCTAGTTAATTCCCCAACAACGTTTGAACCGTCTTTTAGTTGATATGATGTAGATGTAGTATTTGTAGATCTATTAGAGGTTTCAGAATATAATCTTAAACCATTAGCATCTAATTGGTGTTTTTTACCATATACTTCATCAACAAAACCAGACCAAACATCGTTCGTACCTTGGCTTATGATTAAGTCAGTGATTTCTAATTTATCATCACCAGCACAAGATATAACAATTTTAGGAGAATTGGTTGTAGCTTCATAAGGTTCTTCTAATGTAACAGTTGTCCATTCGTTTTTGGCAGCGGTAGTATTTAATATAGTTTTTGTGTTACCATTACCAATAATTTCTACTTTAACATTATTAGCACTACCAACAACTATATGTTTGTATTTAAACGCTATTGAATATAAAGTTCCTGGTTGAGTACTATATATTTGTTCTAATTTAGCATCTCCTGTTAATATAAATTCGCTACCGCTTAATGACATATCATCATTTTGATTAGTAGTTATAGTTCCTGTTGTTAACCAGAAATCAGTACCAGCATATCCAACAGAATTACGTAATAAATTTGAACCACCAGATGTTTTAAATATTGATGTCAAATTATTGGCACTAATCTCAACCATTCCTTGAAATTGTTGATCTGCTGTTTGTTGACTGGCACCCAAATATAATTTATCAAGACGAACATCTAAAATATAATTATTATTTTCATCTTTGTAATACTTAATATGATTTTTATCATTACCTAAAACCATCTGTCCGTCAGACCCAAGGAATAATCCGTTATTTGGGGAATCAATGTTTGGTTTTAAATGCGAATGGATTGAATCATCTGAAATATCAAAACCACCTATAGTAGCACCAAAAGCAACCAAATCAGTAACTTGAATTTTACTTGCCGTAATAGATTTAGCCGTAATAACAGAACCATTTAAACTATTTTCTACTGTTTGTTGAGCTTCTACAGTTTCTCCAGTCGTATTTAGTTTATAATACAAACCGTCTGAACCTTTTATTACTAATTTATCTGCTACTAATGTACCAGCTTCAATTAAATCACCTTTTAATGTAACACCTACTAATTCTCCTGTTATAGCTCCTTCTTGTACAATTAAGTCTTTGATTATACCGGATTCAGTAAATAACTTTTGAACAGCTGCCATTTGAATATTAGCAAAGTCTATTTTCGCATAACCAGTATCTAATGTGTCGGTTTTAAGTTTATTAACAACAACCTCACTTAAACCAGTCAATACTCCATTTTTGATAACAAAACCAGAATTTAATATTGTTATTTGTGAATTATGAGTTGTTAACTGTGTTTCATGTGCATCGATAGTATTACCCTGCGCAACGATAGTATTACCTTGCGTTTTTACAGTATTATCTATTTCTGTAATTTTGTTACCTTGTTGATTTATAGTATTACCTTGTTGACTTATTGTATTTGAATTTTGATCAATTTTGTTATCATGTTGTTGTATGGTATTATTCATTGAAGTTATACTATTACCATGTGAAGTAATAGTGTCATTCATAATATCAATTTCATTACCTTGAGCAATTATAGCATTATGATTAGCTTCTATTGAATTTCCTTGTGATATTATAGTATTGTTTATTGATACTATTTGATCACCTTGTTGGTTGATTTTAGTATCATGTTGATTTATAGTTGTTTCATGTTGATTAATTGATGTATTCATTTGGATGATACTATTACCTTGTTGAATAATTGTATTATCCATTTGTTGAATAGTATTACCTTGTTCATCAACGGTATCTGCTAAATCTTTTACGTCTTTACCACGAGCTGCTGGTGACGAAATATTACCAGTTACTGTAGCAAAGTGATCTTTAATTAATACTTGTACTCTTTCACCAGTTTTGGCTTCAACTGTAGATTCTACAGGGGTAAGTACATCTGAGCCATCTAGTTGCACATATTCTATATCACCAATAATTTTATATATACCTTTAACAGTTACTCCTTCATCTTTTTTAGGTTTATTATCTACCAATTTAGCAAATTGGGAAATAACCTCATGTGATAAAGCCATATATTTCGCCTCCTATTACCTTTCTTTCCATAAATTTTTAGTAAATATTGCAGTCTCGCTTACTGTACATCCAGAATCACATTTAATATTCTGAGATATTACTTTAGCTTTTATACCGATTAAACCGGCTTTAGTATAATTTAAACGTACGCAATCTCCAACTCTAACTGGACAATAACCATGAGAATAACTAATTTGGTATTCAACAGAATTTAATGTTTTTAATAAATTCTCTGCATACTCATCAATTTGTTCTTTAGTTGGGAATCCAGGAAGATTTGGTGATGTGTCACGATATATTATTTCTCTACCTCTAGCTTGTATTGAAGTTGGACTATTAGGATCTTCGTTTTTAACCTGTGCATAATATACTTCTGTACCAGTAGAACATATTACTTCCACTACGTTTGGTATTCCATAAATATCATGTTTTAAACTTACCTCTGGTAATAATATTGAACTATTATCATCATTATAAGTATATACAGGTTGTAATTCATCCACTGTTTGTTTAGGAGCAAACATTATTTTTCCTTCTTCATCTAATTGTAATTCAAATTTTGCTTGAGCTATCAAATCTCTTACAAAGGTTAACCAAGTATCTCCATTGTTAGCAACAAAGTTACTTTGTAACAATTTATCAGATTCTGTTTTTACAACTGGTGCTCTACAATTTTCTCTTACAATCATATAAGCTTGTTCCATTATATTTTCATCTTTTAATAATGCATAACCTAATGGTGTAGGTTTCTCTTTTAATTCTAATAATGGAGTGTATGCATCCATAGACACTGTTCTAACTTTGCCATCAAAGTTTGATGACGGTGTTTGAACTAGAAATATACCTAATGGTATCTTTTCTTTTACTCCATTTTGACTTGCTACAAGATAAATTCTAATGTAGCATTCTCCTAATGTGTTATCAATATCAATAGAGGCAGAACCGAGAGTTTCAGTTCCGCTATCTCTATTAATTGAACTAGACTTAACAAAATCTAGTAATTTTCTATCCTTCCAAGTGTTAGGATCTACTTCATAGTATTCAAAAGTCTGTTGCATTGATTCAGACCAATTAATCATACTAAATACCTCCTTCCACTCTTGTAATAGATATAGTTACTGGTATTACTAAATCTGAGTATTTAATACTATATAATACACTAACATTAGCCCAGTAACCAGTACCAGAAGGTTCTCTAACATAAACATCTCCTGTCCATATAGATAATCTTCTAATAGCATATAAAGTTTCCTTATCATCTTTAGGGATTTCAACATTCCATGTAGCAATTTCTCCAAGATGTGTTCCATAATAACTCACTGGTCTTTTACGACCAACGTAATTAACTAAAGATACATCCATGTTATTATTTTCTGAAATTGCTATATTATAAGGTAATTTTAATAGTGACCCAGACCACGCTGGTTCAACAACACCAGAACCTTCATTGTCAGAATTGAATGATGACCACTCTTCAGCCCATTGAATAATAATAGCAGATTCTTTGTATTCTACAGGAGGAATATCAGCATAACTAATAGCTCCTGTATCATTCATTGTTGCTACTACTCTATAACGAGCATAATCTAAAGAAGGATGTGGGTCAGTTACAAATAGATTTTCTTCATTTGCAACACCAGATTCAATTAACGTAAATGTTCCATCATATTCTTTTCTGTATACTGCTAAAGTACAATTTTCAACTAAAGATGCTACTATTTCACCTTCCACTTCATTATATTGATTACAATATGGATGAATAGAAGCTTCATAAGTATCTTTATTGATTATAACTTCAGCAAATACATCATAGAACACTTCATCAAAATATACAGATATCGTTTTAGTACTAGAAGCACTTAAACCAGAATTTAATGATACAGTAGCATTAATAGCATATTGTATATTATTCTCCAAATCTATATTACCAGGCGTCATTTCTAATAAGAATCTCCATGGATTATCTTGTGGATCATAGTATTTTTGATATACTTTATCACCAATACTAACCATTTTGACCTTTCCGACTTCATCAACTGTTTGATAAGCTTGAAGAGCGACCACTTCTATATAATAACTTATAGGAGTTTGAGCAGGTGGTTCAGATAATATAGATATATAGAATGGGAAGTTATTAATTTCCTCAATGGAATTATTGTGATTATCTAATACATCTAATGATAATACTGGTGGTGCATAAACATTAACTTCTCGTTCAACCGACCATTCACTATATTCAGCAATAACTCCTGCTGTTTGAACTTTCCATTTAATTATATATCCTTCACCAACTGTAGCCCATTCTGGATCATCTGTATTAATTATATATACACTCGTTTTAGCTTTATCTTCTTCAGGCCTATTGTTAGGAACTACTTTTATTATTTCGGTAGGTTCCAATTCTGGATGAGCAGAATCTATTATCGTAAAATGAATTCTTGCTGTTGTTTCAATAGAACCATCTGTAGAATTATGTATCCAGTAAAGTTTTAAATCTTCTCCTAAGATACAAGAATTAACATTACTATATGTTGTAGGTGCAGCTGGTCTAATACCTAATTTAACAGATTTAATAGGTGTATAAGTTTTAGATTTACCTTTCTCATTAAGAGAAGCAACTCTAAAGAAATATTCATGACCTAATTCTATACCGGTTACAAGTAATCTAGGTCCTGCTCCTTCTTCTGTTGTTTGACTAGAAGCTTCGACAGTATCGAAATATTCAATATTGGTAGCCCATTCAACTAAATAATTTTTAGCTGATGGTACATCTGGCCATTCAACAAATACAGCATATTGTACTGCTTGTTGTTCACTAATTTTTTGCGAACGTAATGTAGTTATGTCAGAAGGTGCTACTGGTGTAGATAACTCATTATCAGTATAATCAGTCCATCCACCATATATAGTACCTCTAACAGCTCTACATCTAACTTTATATTTATGACCTGGGTCAACAGTAGTTGTAAATTTACAATACCTAGCTTCTTGATTGATGGTAGCTGTCCCAGTTCTATATTTAAAAGTATCATCCTGATAAATTGCAAACTCAATTGTATCAGCATTTATAGTATCTTGGATGTTTGTTAACTCTATAGTCATAACATCCGTTTCATCAATTTCAAATGATGGGCTAGGAGGTAATTCTGGTGGATTATTAGAAAAGTCATATTCTCTGCTAGCTGTTTGCCCATCAGACCAGTTATCAGATTTAGGTGTTATAGACACTCTGACCTTCTTAGCATTTTCAGGAGCACTATAACCAGATTGTTTATCGGTTGTAGTACTCTGTGTTCCAATACGCCATCCACCGGCACCTGTATCATATTCCCATTTTACTTCATAATTTTTTGTGTTGGCACGATCAAACGTCCAAGTACAGAACATACTCCTAGTAGTACCAGCATCCAAAGCAAACCAGTTAATTGTTGGTACTTTTACAACTGGAGGCTGAGGAGCTGGAGCAGGAACAGGAGTAGGAGTCGTAATACCTGGAATAGTGAACACCTGATTAGGATATATAATAGGATTGCTTCTAGGAACGCCATTTGCATCAGCTATGGTTGGCCACTTACGACCATCGCCATATACTGATCTGGCTATATTCCACATACAATCTCCTTTTACAACATGCCATTTTCCATTTATTAAAGGCATATATTACGACCTCCTTTCAATATTAGCAGCTCTGATTAATACTTGGATAGCTTCAGCAACACTGCTTTGATCATCATATGTGATGCCATTAATATTATAAGTATCACCACCTGATCCAATGTTAGAACCAAGTTTATTAATAGCAGAAACTACATCGTTTGCAGTTCCATTTTGACCTTTTGACCTCATTCCAACAGTGATAGCGTTTAAGTTACCACCGATATTAACATTCTTAAATAACCCATTAATTCTTCCAGCTCCAGACTCAATATCTGTTAAGTCTAATACTGGTCTGATAGTAGGTTGATTAGTACGATCATTATTAAGAATGTCATTAACTTTAGATATAGCGCTACTTAAACCCTTACGAGCTTCGTCTGCCATATTATAACTTTCGCCATATGCATCAGAAGTATATTCATGAATACCATTAATAAATCCTAAGCCAAAGAAATTACCCAATTTACGAGCTTTTCTAGATGGCGAATGAGCATCAATAGCTCTTTTAGCAGCATTATAAGCATCATTACCTAAATTAGTACCTGCATCAACTGCCAAATATCTATTGTTTTCAATACCATCGGCAAATCCTTGAGCAAAGTTTTTACCAGCAGTTTTCATTTTATCTATCATTGTTGATTCGTTTAATTTATCTAATGTGCTAGTGACTATAGATGTAAATTTAGACTCAACATCTCCGCGTTTAGATTCCAAAGTATCTATTAATTTAGTCACTAAGTCTCTAACAGCTTGTGATAATTTAGTTTTTGGATCATCACCATTGAATGCTGAAATAAATTTTTCTACAGTATTTTCACCAATATTTTTCATTGAATCGCCTAATGTTTTCATAGAATCAAGATTCATTGATGCTAATTGAGTAGTTAAATCATAGAATGTTTGTGCGTTCTTTTTAGCATTTTCTGCATTTTCAGAAGATATTTTAGCTAAACCTTCTACAAAGTTTTTAACTCCATTAGCAACATCTGATAAACTATCTGCTCTATCTTCAAGATCACCAACATCTTTTACATCGTTAGCAAAATATGTTATTCTTTTTAATGCTTCTGTTGCAGCTGTTATACTAGCCACTTGTGAATCATCAAATTTTCCAAGTTTTTCTGAGAACGTCTTAATACCCCATGCTACATCTGGTAATTTATCTGTTACTTGAGAAATATCTTTATCTCCAGTGAACCAAGATACTAAGCCACCAGATTTAGGACATGCATCTGCTGCTTCACAGAATTTTTGTATAGCTTTAGCAGCACAATCTACAGTTGTAACTTGTTCATCAGTGAACGTTCCTAAATTAGTAACAAAGTTCTTTAAATTTGTACCAACTCCTGGAAATTTACCAGCAAACGAAGATAAATCACTTTCGCCAGTAAACCAAGATACTAATCCTCCAACAGCTGGAACTTTCTTAGCTGCTTCTGCTAATTTAACAATAGAGTTTGAAGCGCAATCAACTGTTGCAACTTGTTCTGGAGTAAAGGTTCCTAAATTAGTAACAAATTCTGATAATTTAGTAGCAACACCAGGCCATTTTCCAGCAAATTGTGAAATATCACTTTCGCCAGTAAACCAAGTGCACAAACCGCCAGCATTAGGAACTTTTGATGCTGCTTCTGCTAATCTAGCAATAGCTTGCCCAGCACAATCTGTAGAAGTAACTTGTGCATCTGTGAATGTGCCAAGATTTCCTATAAAATTCTTAAGCATAGTACCAACACTAGGTAGTTTTTCTGAGAATTTAGAAATATCATTATCTCCTGTGAACCATGATACTATACCACCAGTATTAGGTATCTTATTAGCGGCTTTTGCTAATGCGGCTATAGCATCTCCAGCAAATCCTGCATATTTAGAAGATGATTCTGAATAAGAACCAAGATTCTTTGAAAAGTTCTTTAAATTAGTAGCAACACCAGGTAATTTATCAGTAAATGTAGAAATATCATTATCGCCTGTAAACCAAGATACTATACCACCAGTATTAGGTATTTTATTAGCGGCCTCAGCAAGAGCAGCAATAGCTAATCCTGCATTTTTAACGCTACCAACTTGGTCTTCTGTAAATGATTGAAGTTGTGCAGCCATATTAGATAAATTCTTACCTACTTCTGGTAAATATTCACTAAATTTTCCAATACTATTATCTCCAGCAATCCAACTCCATAAACCACCTTCGTTAGGTATTTGTTTAGAAGCTTCCGCTAAAGCTTTAATAGCGTTTCCAGCAGCAGTAACCGAACCAACTTGAGAATCTGAGAAAGTACCTAAATTCTTTACGAATTCGTTTAAGTTCTTTCCTAATGGAGGTAAATACGCACTCCATTTTCCAATACTATTATCTCCAACTAAAGAAGCCCATAAACCGCCTTCGTTAGGTATTTGTTTAGCAGCTTTAGCTAATGAAGATATAGCTTCACAAGCAGCCGATATAGATGTTACTTGACTATCTGAGAAAGTACCTAAATTCTTAGCAAAGTTTTTCATACCAGTACCAAGACTAGCTATTTCTTTACCAAATTTTTCGAATGAATTATCGCCTGTAAACCAAGTCAATAAACTAGACATGCTCTTTAATACATTTGCCCCTGTTAAAACCATGATAGCATTTGCTAATGATTGGACGCCTTGCATCATATTAGGACTTATTAATATGGCGCTATCTATAAATGGTTTAGCATTAGTCATAAATAAACTTAAATCTCTACCTAGTTTAGGTAATGAGTTACCAAGACTTAATAGATTTCCTAAACCAGCTATAAAATTAGCAGCAGTTAATACTAATATACCAGCTGCTAATGAACCCATTCTTATTACTGTATCAGGTTTTACTTTTGATACGCCATCCAAGAATGGTTGTAAATTCATTATAAATTGTGATAAGTTAGTAGCAATTTGAGGCATTGTATCAGATACACCTAATCCAAATCCTCCTATAATACCACCTATAAATCTACCAATAGCTGTACCAACAGCTTGTAACACTTCTCCAGCATCTTGAATACCAGATACCATTCCTTTAAGTTTTCCAACTAGAGTCATTACACCCATTAATTCAACTAATAATACACCAAATGCGACTATGCCAATAGCTGCAGCAGGTGCAGACATCGCTAAACTAGCTAATAAATGGAATATAACTGCTAACATTCCAATGCATGCTATACCGCCAAGTAACACTTTAGCGTCTAATAATTGTAGAGCTTCCATGAATCCTTTAAATATAGCACTTAATAATTCAGCAATAGACATTATTAATTCTGGAACCCTATCTGTTACAGCTCTAATAGTTTGAATGAATAAATCTAATATAGCAGTAACGATTGGTGGAACAAAATCTTTAAGCATTTTAACAGCTTCAAGTAATACTGTTCCTAAAGCTTTAGCTATCAATGGAGCACATTCTATAATTACTTTACAGAATTCAATAATAGCTAAACCTAATGTTTTAACAATTTCTGGTATTAATCCTACTATGCCTAATATAATAGCTGATAAACCAGCAACTATGGCAGTAGTACCAGCACTTAATGCTAATGCTAATGCTGAAATACCAGTAGCAATTAATCCTAGACCTACTCCTAATGCCACAGCAGCAACGCCGAATAAAGCCGCTGCGCCAGCAACCATTAACAACCCACCAGCTACTTTACTTAGTAAAGCTCCAGCGATTCCTAATATAGTTAATGCAGCAGCTAATCCTAATAAAGCTTTAACCATTTTATCCGGTTTAATTGATGCCAATATTTTTAATCCTATAGCTAATTCTATTAATGCAGAAGAAGCTATAAGTAATGCACCAGCACCAGCTAAAGATCCTCCTATATTACTACCTAGTATTTTCATAGCAACCACTAATATTGTTAACGCTCCGCCCATAGATACTAATGAACGTTTAATTTCTTCCCAATTCATTGTTGCTAATATTTTTAATGCTCCAGCAAGAACTATCATTGATGCTACAGCACCAAGCAATCTAATAGATTTAAATATACCACCATTTTTTGGTAATAAATTCATTATAATTGTTAATATAGTTAACGAACCAGCCATAGCGGTTAAGCCACGACCGATTTCTGTCCAACTCATTGAGCCTAAAATTTTTAATGAACCAGAAAGTATTATTAATGAATTTGCTAATACAAGCATGGATATCGATTTTCGTAATGCACCTTCTGGATTCATTTTACTTAGAATAAATGCCATAATACCTAAAGAAATTAACATTGTAGTTAATCCTTTTATTATAGACAATAAATCCATGGATCCAATTTTCTTTAAAGCTACAGACATTATTAATAATGATAATGATAAAGTTATTAACCCTTTTGTCTTTTTCTTAGTTTTTCCATCATCTGGTAACAAATATATAGCAGCAGTTAAAATCCCCATTGCTCCAGCTAAACCTATCAAGCCAGTTATCATTTGACCAAAACTTAAACTGCCTATTTTCTTAATAGCACTACCCAATATTAATAAGCTTAATGATAAACTAACTAAAGCTAAACTACTTCTAGCATATATTTTATCTTCACCCATTTTTGTTAATACTTTAAAACATAACATTAGTTCAGCCATCACAAGACCCATTGCACCTATACCTTTTACTAATGCAGCTCCATCTATACTAGATAAAACCCATATAGAACCAACTAAAATAGCAACAGCACTTGCAATTTTTATTAATGTTTTAGCTTCAATATCTTTTTGATAAGATTCTAAAACTCCTTTTACGCTTTCCAATATTCCAGCAGCATTATCAGCAACACCTTTGAACGATTTAAACACGCCTTGAAGCTTAATAAGAGCAGCACTTATGAGACCAGAATTAACTAGTTTCATAACTTGATTTAGATCGCCATTTCGTATTATTCCACCAAGGAATTTTCCAATTGCTAAACCAACATTTTTTATTAAATTGAATAAACCTTTAAAGAAATTAAGTGCTGATTCATAACTTAATAATTTCTTAAGCATATTTCCAGCAGCATTTGCAAATTTCTTTATTGCTTCTACTACAGTATTTACTGTGTTAGATAACCATTTTGAATTTCTAGCTGCCTCTGCGGTTTTATCTACCCACTTAGATAAGAATCCAACAGCAGTTATTACTAATTCTCCTAATGGACGGAAAACACCGATTAACGTAAATAATGCTTTACCAAATGTTTTAACTACTGATAATCCAGTCTTTATAATTGAGAAGAAAGCCCTAAATATACTTTTTATAGCATCTGCTGTCTTTCCACTTATCTTAAGACTTGCAGTAAATTCTTTAAATTTATTAGTTAATTCAGTTAAACGTTTAGCCGTCATTGGTGGAAATATTTCATCCCAAGCTTCTTTTATTGGTTTAGTTATAGCTCCTATAGCGGAACCTATATTACCAAGAGCCTCATGAAGACTATTTCTACCGCCCATATCAACCCAACGATTTAATAATTCTTGTAAATCGTCTAATGGTGCAGCAAACCAATCATAAAATTGTTCACCAATGGTTGTCCATAATTTCTTTTGAGCATCAACATTACCTATTAATGTTTCCATTATGTTCATCCATTTAGTTGATACAGCATCTTTTGTAGCATCAAGAGTATCATTAAATGTACGGTATTCTTGACCTGCTCTGAAAGTACTTATACCGAATTCGTCAAATCCTGACACCATGTTCTTCAAAGCAGATATAGCTTTTTCATCGTCTATTTCTTCTTCTTTTAAGAATGCGTCAAAAGTATTATTCTTTAAAGCATCATATGCTTTTATCATTTGACCGGCTGTTAATGTAACGTTATGATCTTCAGACATTATATCTATAGCTTTCTTCATTTGATCAGAAGCTTTTGCATACTTTTTGTATACTTCCATCATTACGTCAGAAGTAAACCATTGCCCTTCAGTCAAAGATTCAGCAAATTGTTGTTGAGTAAATTTCATCTTATTACCAAGTAGTGATTGATATGTATCAGTTCCAATTTTCTTTACTTTACCCATTGCAACGGCTACATCTAAAGTTTGTTTTCTGAATTCTGCAGTATCCATACTAGCATTTTGTATAGATTTCCAGTCTTCCTTACGCATATATCCTGCACCAAGTGCCTGAGATAATTGATACATTGCTGCGGATGCTTTTTGAGCATTTTGTCCTGATTTAGCAGCCCATAACGCTATACCTTGCATAGCTGTAACGGAATCTTCTAAACCTTTTCCGGTTGCTGTAAATTTAGCAATATTATCGATCATGTCTGTAAAGTTATAACTTGTTTCATCTGAGAACCAGTTAAGTTTTTCCAATTGCTCTTCAACAACACTAGTCTCATATCCTTGTGAAATTAAGGTAGACATCGAATTAGCTTTTTGTTGTAATTTTTGCCAACCCGACATAATATTATCAACGGATAATGATTTAACCATGTTTAAACCAGCGTTAGCTATAGATTGTGATATACGAATCATGGCCATTGTACCAACCATAGATAAACCTGAGAACTTATCAGCTACTTTATCAATTGTGTCAGCTAATCCATGAAATTTAATACTATTAGCTCGTTGCTCAACTGCTGTTAATCCGTTGGTTGCACCATCTAATTTAAGAGCTTGTTTTAATTTATCAAGAGTAGTCATCGATTGTTTGACGTTTTTTTCAAAGTTCTTATTATCAAAACGCATCTCAACTACTTTTGAATCAACTGTTTTACTCATGAATTATCAACCTCCTTCCATGCGTTTTTTGCTATTTGATCAAATATTGGTTGTATAGCAGGATTAATATAATCTCTACCTTCTACCCAACCGCCATTCTTAGTTCCATGACCATATTGTAATATTATAGCTATTGGAACTCCATTTTGAATATTTGAGTTATAAAAAGAAATTGACACTGATTCCTTTTCTCGTATAATTTCGTAGTGCCACGATTCTGCAGTTCGTCCGGTGTCCTTTGGTGTTGCGGAGCGTAAAGCTTCCACTCCTTGACGACCATAACGATCTAGATCTCCGAGTTTGACAGTTTCCATAGCTCTTTCTAGGAAACCATTCAACTTCGAAAAGTCTCCTTTTTCTCTGAAACTTATCATTATTCGACCACCCTTCAATCATTTAATAAACTATAGTAAAAGTACTATAACCCTATTATACATCAGGTTACAGTACCCAATGGCAAATAGACATAATACTCTTGCCATAATTTGTTAACCTCTTGAGTTGAACTGTTTTCTACGAGCAGCATTCAACGAAGCATAACGACTAGCAATTTCTCTCTTATTCATTTTCTTAGGAGGAGTATTTTTAACATTGCACACTCTTATTAAAGTTAGCAATCTATTAATATGCCATTTCTGACATTCCATTGGTATATTTAATGTTATCATCCAATAATATATTAATTCTGAAGTTATTATTTCTCTACTATTTCCAGCTTTAGTATCTGAAAACGTAGTAGCTGTTCTAGATTCAGAAATATAATTATTTATTGCATCTATATTGGATTTTGTAAGACGATCATATGTCTCATCCTTAACGTTCTGAGTAATAGTCATACACTTAATATAATCCAAAGTCTCTTCATAAGTTTTATCTTCTTTAGTCAAAAATGGTTTGCACCACTTTGCTTCCCACTTTGAAATGGATACGAGAGAATGCTCCAATTGCAACACTTGCTCATGAGAAGTTTGAACAAACTCTTCTTTGTTTTCATCCCATGCTTCCGTAGCTGGAATTTTTATTTGAAGCATCTCTTTTACCTCCATTCACCAATTACTGTTGATTATCAGTTGATTCTGATTGTTCTAATTCTTTTCTTTGTTTTTCAACTTCAGCTTGTAGTTTTGCTTTATCTATGTCCGCTGGCATAATACCATTAACAAATTCAGCAGCTTTAGCATCATCTGTAGCTAATTCCATAAATAATTTAGAATATGCTTCAGTTTCAGAGAAAGCTATAGATAGTGGAGCACCATTATCATCAGTTTTTCTGAATCTTTTACCATCAGCTGTTTTTTCACCATAAGCTTTAAGAATTAGTTTCTTAAATATTTTAATTATTTCAGGTTGGTTTTTAGCTTCTACAATACCTTTTATCATATCAGCTAATCCTCCATCAACGCTTAATTCCATTTCTGTAATTTCAGCTTGAGTTAAATTAAAGAAGAATTTATCTTCTCTTTCTGTTCCATTATAATCCTTATATTTAATAGTTTTTGCAATCATTTTTAATTTCTCCTTTCAAATTTAAAAAAGAGGGGTTGTTAGAAACGCGTCTAAAACCCCTGAAAATCAGGTTACTAATTAACCACCGATTTCACTAGTGATGATAGTTAATACTTCATCAGGTAATGGTAATCTAGCTTCAGTTTCTTCAGTTCCATAAAGAACGGCTTCTAATTTAGCTAATTTATCAGGTTCAACTTTAGTAGAATCAATTACTAGCGAAGCAGTTGGTTTGAAACCAGTTACTTCAACTGGAGTAGTTGAAATCTCCCAAGAGAATGTGATAGCTTCTGGACTATCATTTACAGTAGCATAAGCTTTTTCACTTGGAGCAGCTAATGCACCATAAATTAAATGAATCTTGTATCCAAGATCATTATCTTGGTCACTACCAATTTTAGTTTGGTATGATAAACCAAATAATTTACGAGCTTGTTGTCCAATAGCAACACCCGTAGTTAATTCAGCTTCACCATTACATTCACCGAATTCATCTGGATACATGTATGCTTCTATTGTTGCACCAAACTCTTCAGCAGACATTAAGTTAAGATATTTAATATTATCAGCGTATAATGGAGTAGGTTCTGCACCGGAAGGATTTTCATTTACTGCAGTAAGACCATTCCAAGCTACGCCGTTAGGATAAGCTCCACTAGCTAATGGGTAAAGAACACCTTTGCTTACACCAGTTTCGTAAAGTCTTTCTCCTGTTTGATCCCATTTTAATTTAGACATATCTATATTCCTCCTTCTTATTAATAATATATTCTAATCACATCGTGATTTAGATTGTCAGATATGTAATGTCTGTCATAGGAAGATAAAGGAAGTTCCAATATCTTCTCTATAACAACATTATCGGGGTGTTTGTCAATTACAACTATCTCATAACTAGTTTTATTGACGTAATTTATATTATCAGCATGGCGACTGGTAATATCACTTTTAGAATACCTTATACATGGATATTCCATCTTAAGGTTTTCTGGAGGTTGATAGTAAACATGATCATTACAAAACAATGCAACTAACTTATTGTGTAGTTCCAGGCGTTTGTTCATGCCATTCACCTCCTATTGATAATATCAATCTTGGGTATTGAACTTCTACCGATTCGATTTTCCATTTAACGCCCAAGAATTCAACATATCTCATTTTTTGGAAGTTATCACTGGCATATGGGTCGGCAACAATACTAATGCTATTATTCAATGAAATATCATCATTAACTTTTCCGGCTGATTGCCATCTGCTAGTATTTCTAACAAGATCACCATAATATGGTTTTTCTTTAAATATTTCTTCCCAGATACCAGGTTCTGTTTCGACGGTGTCTAAGAAACCGATATTCCCATAGAATTTAGCCATTTGAATTCCTCCTTAATTAAGCATCTTGTAATGTTAATTCTGATAAAGAATATTCTTTAACTAAATCACCACAAGTAACTTTTACTTTTTGTTCATTATTAGCTATTCTTAATATAATTATTCCATCAGCATCTAATTGTACTGGACCAGAAAATCCGTTGATTACTTCAACAAATATTGGTTCTTCAATATTGGAAATATTATGAAGAGCTAAATAATTACCAGATTGTTCTTCTGTTTTAGAACTAAATCCTGTATAACCAGTAACATATTTTAATGTTCCAGTTATTTTATCTTCTTCTATTTCTATAGAATCTTGTAGATCTGATATAACTTTACCTAATAAATCTTCATCTGGAGCTATTTCAGTATCTGTTACTAAATATTCTTTAAAAGATTTTATTTGTTTAGGTGTAACAATTACTGTATTATCATCAATAGATGGATATAAATATGATACTACAATATCATCTTCAACTTTTTCCATTGATATACCACGACAAGATTTACCATGATCTATAACTACAACATCGTTCATTTTAAATGTATGCTCAAGTTTTTCATAACTTATTTTTTTAGTAAAATCTTTATCTAAATAAGCATAACCATCAGCAGTATCTTTAACATATAGTTCAACGCCTTCAACGTTAATATCAGAATATTGTTCTATGTATTCGTTATTCATATTAACGACTACCTCCTATCCTCTACTCTATTTAATTATCCACCGATTTCAGGACTTTCCTCAGATACTCCAGCTTTCTTTAATACGATTGCTGAATATGGTTGAGTTAATGCCCCAGACATTCTAGTTTCCATTAAGTATTTCATTTGGTTGTAGTCGATATCGAAATCGTCGAACATATTAACACTACCACCTTTATCAGCACCTGCAGTATAGTCGTTTAAGTTGACAATTATACCATAGATATCTTTTCTACTTTCCATTTCTGGAATTGTTACTATTTCATCAACTCTTAATGCAGTAGCTAATTTATCGATTGAATCGTAAATAACTCTACCGTTTTGGTCTTCAATTAATAACATATCAGTTAAACAATCTTCTGTAGTATAGAAAGTTGGTCTTCCTGATCCTTTATAGTTCTTACGAGCTTTTAAAGCAGCACGGATAATACCCTTTGCTACAGAATCGTTTTCACTGTGTGAGTTACCAGCGTTATTATAATCAACACCTTCTGTAACTACATATTTAATAGTGTATAGATCATCATCTGATACAACTGGTCTAATGTTTTGTTCGTTGATCTTGTATTGATCAGATACATCTCTACCATCACCTAATAACATAGCTAAAGCAAGCTCTTTATCTAATTGCTTACGCATTTCTTTCTTTTGCCATGCTACTACATCGAAATCTGTAATATCAATTACATCATCTCTATCAATATCATTTTTGATATATACAGTTGTTGGAGTAGTTACACGATTTAATACAGCCATTTGAATATTAGCTTTCTTAGAACCTTTAATGTAACCTTTAGCTCTAGCTGTAGATTCATCCATTCTACCTAAAGTGTTTTTAACTCTAGAGAAAGGTGAATGTTTAACTTTAGCCATAACTTTTGCAACCCAGCTGTTATCTTTTTCAACCATTATTGGTTCTCTATTAACATTAGTTGCATCTGGGAATAATGGACTAAAATCGTTATTTTCATTCCATTCTAATCCTGCTTCTTCTGCATGAGCGATGAAACTTTCTCTCATTGATCCGTATTTTTTAGCATCTGCTATAGCAGATTTAACGAATTCTGAATGAGCAAGAACATCCTCACGATTATTATCATTATCGAATACGTTATGTTTCATATTTTCCTCTCCTTCTTCTTCGCCTTCATCTTCATCTCCGGCGTCATTTTTAGCTTCTTCAACAGCTTCTCCAATTATAGCATAAACTACTTCTTTTTGTTCTTCTGTTAAAGTGTCGAATACTTCTTGAACAGTTTTTTCTCCTGTTTCAGTTTCGGCATGTTTCATTTCTGAGTTATCGTTCATTTTTGTTTCCTCCTTTTCCTCAGATTTATTTTCTGAATGTTCCACATTAACACTAATTTGTTCATCAGTGTAAATAGTACCTTCTTCTTCGTCTTCGGCACCATCTGCATGCACAACAACAGAATCTATATAGGCACCAGGATTAGCACCTGCTAAAACCAAACTTACTTCTCTAATACAACCATGAATAACTTGATTCATGTTAGACTTAAGTTTGTTGGCATAAATTGATAATTTATCCACATCACCATTAAGCACTAGAGATTTAGCGGTTTGTCCAGATTCTGTGTCATTAAACTTACAATAAGCATAAACACCTTCGTCTCTATTCTCAAGTAAGGCATGACCTAGAACTTCATTAGGGTCATCGTGTTGATGATTCCAAACTAATGGAACTTTTTGCCCATCGTTGTCTTTGAAAGCATCTTTCATGATTGTTCTACCATCGGAACATTCGATATTATTTCTGGTAGCCCAACCACTAAAATCGTAATCCATTACGGGTTACCTCCCTTCTGTTTCTTGCTCATCACCTAAGATTTGGCCAATAACATAATACACCGCATCTTTTTGTTCATCAGTCAATGATTCAAATATACGTTTAGTATATTCTGCTTCATCCTCGGCAGGTTGTTCAACTCCATTTTGACTGTTTTCTCCATTCTCAGAAGGCTGAACGGACGGATTTACCTCTTGAGCAGGAGGCACGGTTGTATCAGTAGTTTTTCCTAATTCTTCAGGAGAATGATTTAGGTTACTATTGATAAGTTGATCTGCCTTAGGATCCGAGCTAGGTTTATACCCGATAATACCTCTGAATTCATTGGAAGTAAGTATCTCGTTACGAGTAAACTTATCTGCTAATTCAGCAAGTTTCTCAGATGGAACCAAACTAAATGGATCCCTGAAGTACATGATAGTTTGCCTTTGTGTTCTAGCTGTTTTAGTAAGAAACTTACGTTTCATTTCTAAAGCTATAGCACTTATTATTGGTTCTATGGTACGAGAATAATAGTTTAACATTGTTTCCTCGTTAGCTGTACCATTCATGATTTCCTGCGTGATACCTAACTGGCTATATAGCATGCTCGTTAAGTATTCAATTTGCTTCATCAAGTTGTTTTCAACTGGACGATTTAATTGTGTTATCTTTTCTGTACCATCGGTATATGCTATACCATACTTAGATCCGGCCAATTGTCGCTCAATCTCGCTACGCCTTTCATTAGCTTGATTTCTTCTAGCTTCTGATTTTATAACGTAAGGCAATTGGATGATGAGATCTAATTTTCCAGAACCAGATTGTTCATCTATACTATCCAACAAATTTAATTTTCTTGTTAGACGTTGCAGAGTAGAACTATGCTCATTCATTACGGCATATAAAGGATTCTCAATTATACCTATTTTAGATTTAGGTAAAGTGATTTCTTCCTTTCTTCCGGTTCTATCATTATATAATAATACTCTAACAGTCGATGGATACCATTGTGTAATCTTACCAGCTCTTAGAGTTATTATATCATAAGAATTAGTGTGTAGTAAATTTTCATTAGTATCAACTGGAACTAATGCTACACAACCTTCATCAAACATTGTTAAAACAATATCCTGAATCAAGGCTTTTGACGTTTGATCAATATTAGCTTCTAGAGTTAGACAATTATCTAAACCAGAATATATCTCTTCTTGAAAACGACCTTGTTCATCCGTTTTACAATGCTTTATTTTTAGAGCAGCTACATCCATAGCTATTCTATTCAGAACAGAGGTTACAATAGAACGTTCATTACCTCTTGTCAAGCGAACACGATCTGGTCTTGAATAAGATCCATAATTATATTCGCCACGGTTAGTAATTGGTTCACGATTTCGGAAAGCATTCCAAGCATGCTTAATTCTTTCACCAAAAGTGAATTCCATATTTTATACCTCCGTTTCTAATGATTTTGATAATAACGATTCACAGCAGCTAATCCAGCGGTTATACCAACAGCAGCTATTAACTGTCTAGTAGTCTTATTATTATATTTCCTTTCAACAGCATTAGCATATTTTTTACCTTTAGATTTTACTAAATGATTATAATAATGGGTGTTTCCATTTGTTACACCATGACGTTTTTGTGCGTCAGCTGTACTTCCAACTCTACCTGAACCATATCTATTTTGATTCATAGCTTTTATATGAACTTTCATAGAAGCTTTTTTAGCTTTAGTTTTAGATCCAGTTTTTGATAATTTTTTATTATAAGCATCTTTAGCTGCGGCATCTATTAATTTAAATGCTGCTTGTTCTCTTTTATTTCTAGCATCTGTTAAACCTTTATGCGCTTTTTTATAATCTTCTTGATTTTTAGCGCCAGCAACCCATGTAGATTTTCTAAAAATATTTTTTAGATTTTTAACAGATTCTTTTCTGTACTCTCTTTTAGACTGTTTATATGCTTTATGTGCATTTCTTACAGCAGAGTTTTTTCTATGACCCCAGCGCATACCTAAAACACCATAATGATATAATTCATCTGCGCTATGATACATAGAATTACCAGGTAAATTGCTAGTTTCATTATATTTCCACATAACTATTCCTCCTATTCAAAAGCCTCTCTATTATTTTTATAAGCG